TATTACAATAATAATCACCTCCGTCGGCAAACATCTTCCAAGCTTTTTTAAATAATTCCGGTGTTATTGGTTCATTCGGGTCCAATTTAATTTGTCCACCCAAATAATATTTACCACTAGACCACGAACTCTTGCTGTCATCTATATATTTCTGTATAATGTATTTTTCAGCGTCTATGTTATAGACCGCCCTTTCGGCGTCGTTATTTGGAACAAACTGACTTAACTGTATTAATGATGGATTCATGTATTGCTATTACTACTTATAATAGTAATATATCTTTAAACCAATAGTTCAATTTTTTTCGTATTTGGTGTAATAATATTATATTATGAATCTATATTTTAACGACGCCTTGATTTTCTATGACGACGTTTTGATTTTCTAGTTCTTTTAGTTTGTTTAGTTCGTTTTGATTTTCTTGATTTACCACGCGCAGTCGGCTGAGGTGATATATCTCCGTCATCTAGTTGAGGCGGTTGAGGTGGTGTCGCTCCATCAAGTGGTAGGTGAATAATATTTCCTGGGTAATTATTTGGGTCGGAATAATTAATACTACCAGCAGGCCCACTCGGTTCTAAAACATTTAAAAAAAAATATTGTTTGGATTTATTCGGTATGTCAATAACTCTATCAAATATACCTTGTGATCTAGCACCCGGAAAATCTTTGTCTGTGAAAGAATATCTTTCTCCTGGTATTAAATGTTCTAAATCTACAAAGTGTTTGGTCATTATATAATAATATTTATATTATATTTTAAATATTGAATTCAGGGATGCTTACCAGTTTTGACTATCAATGACGACGTTTTGTTTTTCTACTACGTTTATTATATTTATTATATTTGGTTATCTTATATGTCCGTTACAGGTCGAAATTCTATATTTAAAAATATAGAAGGTTTAGTTGTTTATGTAAGTCCAGATACAACTGATGAACGTATAAATGAATTTACAAAATTTATATTATTACAAACGGAAAAAGAAATAATATTAAATAATGGAATAAACATAAACGTTCCAATTGTCGAAACAACGTTTTCTCCAATAGTAAATCCACCAAACAGAGGGTCTAGCAATGTACAAAAAACCAGTAAAGGAGAATACGAAATTGATTTAGATCATAATTTTTGTAAAAATCCCATATCTAAAATGGGCACAGAGTATGCTATTAAAGAAAAGCCAAATTATATTACACTTTTTGCATTAACGCCGGATGGTAATAAAGACGAGGTTGTGGCTTTTTTAATAACAATGTCTATAAAAACAGATATATCTGGAAAAACCGAGGATTATAGTCTTTGGGTTGATGCATTATGTAGTGATCAAGTAAATGAATTTAAAGGCGGTTCAAATTTGTTACGATTAGTTTTAGCGTTGTGTAAAAAGTTTAATAAAAATTCGTCTAGAACCTTTACATTTGTTAACCTTTACTTAGAAGCGTTGGCTGGAGTTGAATCAACTTATCGAAAACTAGGTTTTAATGAAACATATGAAATTAAACCTGATTATTCTGACGACACTATTTTTAAAAAATCCATTTCTGAAACAAAAAGCAATGAAAGTCCAGTTACGGATGAAAAATCAATGGCAAGCAATTTTGTAAATGCTGAATTGGGTAATAAGAAACAAGAAGAAAAGTTAGTAGATGGTTTGGACTCTGGAGAAATAACATGGGTTATAGATAGAACTGGAGATAGAAGTGGAGACGCAGCTAAAGGTGTAAAGTCAAGGAGGAGAAACATGAGGAAAACAATTAGGAAAAGAAATCCAAAAAAGTCAAGAAGAATAAAAAGAAGGAAAACAAATAGGCTCAAGTCATTTCGATAAGGACTCTTTTATTATGAAAAATTCATTTTTTTCAGCAACAAACTGACAAATTTTGGACTTTTAAATTTATTATATTTTTCTGCTATATTTATTTTTACGGTAGATATGCTTTGAACGCTTTTTGTTATTTAGTCTTCTACTTCGCTTGCCTTTTGTACGCTTGCCAAAAGCCACCGGTTTAATTCTATATTTTTGTTCTACTCTATAAATACTGTCAGTTACACTTTGCGGTATTCTACCGACAGAACAAGTCCGGCAACTATAATCCATCAAGTTTGCATATTTGACACCAACTAATTGAAAAAAATCATATATTTGCTCCAATGATAAATCCATGATTCGGTCTTCTCTGCCTTTGAACCCAAATATTTGTAGCGCCGGTTTCACCAATTCTTTTCGGTTCAAAACATTCTTTAAAATATATGTTAGACCTTCTCTGTAAATCAAATTGTGGTTAGCAATATCAGTGGTGCGATCAGAAATTAAATCTCTTGGATTAAAAATTTGCTCATAAGTAACTGACCCATCCATTGCGGTCCTTTTTAAACGAATATCAGTTACTTGGAGTCCAAGTGTTTTGTATAGATGTTGTAAATGTGAACCAATTACCTTTTCATTTGGGTCATCATTATAAAACGAAAAGTCTTTATTTGCTAAATAGGTGATCAAACTAGAAGCCTTTGATAAATTTTCTTGCGCTGATAATTTTTTAAATGCTGGAGTTTTAACCATTTCGTAATTACTTGAAATAAGACTCTCTATAGTACGCATATAATCATCTTTAACGTCCTTGGCGTATTCGTCAATTATAGCTGCAGTTTCACCTTTTGGCACATTTGAAAATCTGCGCTGAACATCCTTTATTATGTCTTCGTTATGATATCTGTTTCCGATTGCATTTACGTCAGGAACGCACGCTTTGCTATAAACACGGACATTGTTTTTGAAATATGTGGAAATTGGTAACTGATCAGGCCAAGGTGTTAACAAATCTTCACATCCATGACCAATAATAGTGATAGACATAACGAGGTCTTCTTTTTCTTCCGCTTCTACTTTGTTAGAGCTTTTAGATTCTCCTTTTTCTTCTTCTGTGACTGCTTCTTTTGCTCTTACAGAGCTTATAGCTTCTTCTTCTAAGCTTTTTATTGGTTTGTTATGTAATCCATTGGAAATATACAAATCAATATAATCCGCCTTTTTCTTAGCAGTAGAAAAATCTACTTTATTTTTCTTTAATTCTTTTTTTAATTTGTCAACTGTCATTGACTCACTAATTGACGCAACTAAATCATCTTCTTTTTCTACTTTAGTTGAAGACATTTTATAGTTATAACTTATATTATGACTATAAAAATATTTATACCTGAGTTTCCAAATTTTGTAAATTCTCACAAGATGATGGATTCGATATATCATGATTAGTGACAATAATTTTAGTGTCCTCTTCATTAGTGTCATCTTCATTAGTGTCATCCTTTATTGGTAAATTAATACCAGGAACAGATACATAATCATTATTTACTTGTTTTACATTATCATTTTCAATATTTAATACAGTGTCTTTTACACCTTTTTGCGTCGAAGATGCGCAAAGTAACTGGTCCAATCCATTCATTTCTGCCCCCGAAGGGGGCATATTGAATGATAATTGGTGTAAAACCTTATCCGGATCCACATCATTGTACTGTATTTTACCCTTCATGTAAGCCGAATAAAATATATTTCTTTCAGTATTTACATTAGAATATACATCAATCAACTTGGTTACCATAAACAATATATTTGTAATATAAGTAGTAGTAGTTTGACTATCCAAATAATATTTATAAATAACAAAACCACTCAGAATAGTATTAACAATAAATATATTAATAGATGTAAATCCAGAGTACATATAATACTTGTCTAATTCCCAAATACTATCACGTTTGCTAACCTGTAACTTTTCCAACGCGTTTCCAACAGATATATTGTCTGTCGGAACAGACTTATTTACCTCCAAATAGGTAATCAAACGATTCTCTCTTTTAATTTCAAATGTATACATTGCTAAAAATGACGCCATTGTTATAAAGTTGAAAACAAGACCGGCATTATAAAGGTGGTTTTCAAGTACCATGTTTTCTTTAAGAGAACAAACATGATCGTCGCACTTTTGCGGTACAAACAATACTAAAAAGGACGATACAATAACTCTATACATTTCTAAAGCAACAACAGATGAAATAGATAACTTTTGATTAAAATCCTGATTATTAAATTTGTCCGTGATACACTGTACAAATGAGCATGTTTTGTTAGGTAAACTAACAACTAGATCGGGTGTCTTTACTAACTCGGGTGTCTTTACTAACTTGGGTGTCTTTACTAACTCAGAATCTTTTACTTCTTCCATCATTATAATTATATAATACAAAATATTTAATTATTGTTGTATTATATTGAATAATTAAAAACAAGCTTGTACTTGAGTATCAATATCTACCATAATAGTTTCAACTGACTTTACATTTGCGGTGGCATTTTCATCGCTAATTAAAAAAGTTGTCAAATTCAGTATAATCTTGATTCTGTCTTGTGTCCATAACTTTGTAAACATTTTTGTTAGTTCATTTGTATAAAGTGATGTCAAAATATCATTTTTAAATAGCCCATCGTTGTAAATCTCTTGTAAATGGTTATCTATTAATGTCTCATAATAGTTGATACACAGCCGAATAATGGAACAACTTTTATAAGTGTCGCTTAACCGATTAAGGCCATTTTGCGCACATTTGAATAATTCTTTTAGTTTGGGGTTATGTTTGACCGCATCTTTTGTCAAATAAGTTTGACATGCTAATTGGATTGGGTTGTATAAATATTGAATATCAGTTTTGTTAGTGCTAAATAGGTATCGACAAATTGCCTGAAAATGGCCAGGTTCTTGTAAATAAATAATATTCTTTGAAATACATATTTTGGTGCCAATTGGTTTATTGCTTAAAATGGCGAGTTTGATAATCACTGAAAGCGGATCTAAAATGTATAATTGTAAATCTACTGTTTTATTGTCTGGAAGTTCCATTATTACTAGTTATCAATATAATAACTTGTAATAAAAAATGTTTAAATATTTTTATATTTCTATATTTTTATATTTTTATATTGTGGTTTTACACTTTTGTTTACAATAAATCATTTACAATAGATCCACATTTTGTAAAGAACTCACTTTGTAGTAGTACGGGTATTTCATTAAAATCAACTATTTTCTTGTTTGTATTATATTGTGCTATAAATGTATCCGAAGATTGAAGACGTGTTTGAAATGCGACTTGGTCTTCATAATACTTGAGAGCCGTTTTGGGGCCACATTTGGGGAACACAGCAGGAATATTGTCGCTAATGTCGCCCATAACTATCTTACAGAATAGGTCGCACTCCGCCGACCCAGTGGAGCTCTTCTGATCTGTAATTTTCTTGAACCCCAGGTTGTAAATGTGAACGCGTGGTTCAGCGAGCTGTAAATAATCCTTATCTGATGTAATTATGTATACGTTAACGTCTTGGTATTTCTGTAGTACGTGTTTCACTGACAGCGCAATACAATCATCGGCTTCCAACTTTGGATGGGATAAGAGAGCTTTAGCACCGCCCTCTATAAACAAGTTGTCTTGATATGCCATCTTAAAAAAGGGGCCACCCATGAACCCGTCTTCTTTGCCATTGGCTCTTGTCGCCTTATAATTTGGAAACAGTTCGTTACGCCAAATGTTTTCACGCTTACAATCTCTGCCAACAATAATGGTTGGTACAACGCTTTTATGAATACCCAAGTTCTTTTGTAACTTGGACACATGTTCAACAAATGTCTTTCTAAACTTTGCGACGAATTGTTCGTTTAGAAATGGATCGTCAAGGACAATTTCAGGATACGCGTTCTTCCACCAAGTAAGGAGTGAGTGGTAGCGATAGAAGCAAAAGTAACTGCCGTCGATGAATATGAATGTCTTGTTTATGTTTACGGTATTGTTAATAGTAACGTTAGTATTGGTTGCCATTTTCAAAGTAATTTATTGTATAATAGTAATCTGGATTGTGTTTAATATTATATATTTTATAAGTATTTTATAAATCAATTTTTTATAAAGTTTAACGTCTACTTCTTTTGGTCATTCTTCTTTTGTTAGTTCTTCTTCGTTTGGTCATTCTTCTTCTTTTGTTTGTACCTCGTTTACCACCAAATGTTTCCCCAAACATGCTTTCAAAATCTTTGGTAAATTTTTCCATAGATAATGGATCACTACTGCCTTCTTTGTTACCAAATACTGCTATGTAAGCATCTCTTTGAGTAACCCCAGGATTTTGTTGTATGTACAAAGTTACTTTCCGTTTTTTGTCTGACAATCTCTTTAATTCTAACATTTTTTGTCTATCTGCCATATAATCAGCAGAAGCAACAGTTTTTGGTATTGTGGTGTTTAATTGTCGTCCGAATCTGGACATTTGTCTTTTAAATAACGGGTTATCAGTATCCATATTATTACTTGCCATATTATCTTATAAATTACACAAAGAAAATAACTTAGGATATGACAGTTGTCTTGGATATTTTCTTTAAGTTGCTTTGGAATATATATTGTGGCTCTTTAATATATTTATTTTCTAGCCTTTCTTTTGTTGGTTCTACTTCTTTTATTAGTTCTGCGTCTCCCACCTGATCTTTTTGTTTTATTTTGTATATTTATCTTTTCTATTTTTGCGCGTATTTGCGTTAATTCATAATTAAGTCTTTCATATTCTATTCTAGCATTATGTAAATTATTAACTGTTGTTTTTTCTTTTTCTTTTAATTTGTCAAGTATTGTATCACGAGTTATATTTATATTTTCCCGATAGTTTAAAGGATCATCAGGTAATCCAGATTCGTCTTGTAGAGGTGGCACTTGCATTATCTTATAATACCCAAATATTTTTTTAAAATCTAAGATTATTTAAGTTGCTCAATAAACCGTATAGTACGCTTCAACATTGTTTTTATAATTGCGCCAAACAACGGTTCTAAAAATGCCGGTATTTCTACATCATGGTCAAAATGAATATATTGTGTTAGATTCAATTTGGTTGAACTAACAATCTTGAATTCATATATTATATGTGTTATTGGCAACATTTGAACATCTAATTTATCATTTATTTGTGCGCCATATTCAGGATTCTGTGTCAATAAAAATACTACACCATCTTCTAGATTCCTTTTTTGAATATCAAAGCAAATATAGCGTTGTTTTAGACCAAATTCTTTAAACAAATGTGTGATTAATAAAAAGACTATACCTTCATTTTTATTCAAAATATTAGTATGAATTTTCTCAAACTTGTCTAAATTTGTTTGATACATTAGATCGATTAAACGAAAATCTAACAAATCCTTGACCAAAATATTCTTATTTTCAATACATGATGAAATTCGGTAGTTGTTAGTTATAACACGAACCAGGAGAAAGTTTTTACCTTCGGTTATTTTCTTTTCGTAATTGGCATTAGATTCATTGGATTCATTATTATAAAACATTACTGAAAATAATCAATATATTAATTATTTTTATATTACTTAAATACTGCTTCGTACATTTTAAGTGCGATTTCCTTCTGTTTCGCAAAATCACAAATTGGCTTCGCATACTTGATATCTTTATAATTACCATGTTCTGTATCCCAATTAATTATGTCCTTTACAGGCACGTCTTTTAGCTCCGGGATCCATTGCTTAATATATTCGCAGTCAGGATCAAAGTTCTTCATTTGCTCTTTAGGGCTAAATATGCGGAAATAGGGCTGTGAATCGGCACCGGAACCAGAAATCCACTGCCAGTTACCATTGTTTGATGCCGGATCATAATCTGTCAGCATTTGGGCAAAATATTTCTCACCGTGGACCCAAGAAATTAACAGCGTTTTTACAAGGAAAGATGCGACAATTAGACGCGCTCTGTTGTGCATGTAACCCGTCGTATTTAATTGTCGCATTCCCGCGTCTACAACAGGAAAACCCGTAATGCCCTTTGTCCAACATTTAAACCAGTTTGAATTATGATGCCATTGAATATTGCCATATTTTGGTTTTAATGCGTGACCAAGTACCTGAGGAAATGCGAACAAAATATTGGCATAAAAATCGCGCCACCAAAGCTGTCTTATAAGATCGGTATTCCCAGAAAATGCTTTATATACTTCTCTGATACTCAAACATCCAAATTTAATGTATGCTGATAGACCTGTTGTCCCCGTATTTAAATCATTGTGAGTTTTAGAATAGTGATGCTGTGTTTTCATAGCTTTTTTAAGAGTGACAATTGCTTCTTTGCGCCCGCCCTTAACCATTATATCTAAATTTTCAACAGTAAATCGTTTAAATGCGTTATCCAATGACAATATATTTGATAGTTGTTTTGATGTTTTTGCCAAATTGGTTGCTTGTTTTGAAGAAGGTGGATCAACATGCTTTTTATGCGCCACATTATAAAATGGTGTAAATTTCTGATATGTTTGCCCAGAACCATTTAATACAGTGCCAGGTTCTAGTAAATAATAATCAATTCCAGCAAATAATTGGACACCCATTTTCTCTGCTAGATTAGCAATACTTTTGTCACGTTTTACAGCATATGGGCTATAATCCATATTAAAAAATATAGCGTCTATATCTAATGTTGCTACTAATTGCTTTATAATCGCATCATTTTTGCCGTAAAATGTGTACAAATGTCCGCCCTTTTGGGAAATATCAGATGCCAAATCTTGTAATGATTCAATCATAAATTGTACAGCGTTATCTGATTTAAATTTATTGGCACTGGTCACTTGTTCTGGTGTGAAAATAAATACAGTATATACGTGTTTACACTTGCTCATAGCTTCCAATAACCCTTTATTATCAACTATTCTTAGATCACGTCTAAAAATAAATAGACCATTTTCTGGGTTTATATTTTTAGAAATTGGTTTGTTATTGGTAGTTGTCATCATTTTATGTTATGTATAAAATATCATAATATAAAAAGTTTGTTTTTTTTACTTACGAATTTAAATTTTCAAGTGTTTAGACATCATCGCATTTGTTTTTGCTCTTGCCGCAGGGTCTAACCCAAATGGATTGCTACTACTGCGACTAATTGGTTTTGCTTGTTGCTGAGATGATCTTGATCTTGATCTTGATCTTGATCTTGATCTTGTTCTTGATACATCTCTTCCTTTATTTTGTGCCTTTCTAGTTTTATTTTTGACACATCGCCCTTTTTCATTTCTTATCTCATCTGGAGCACATTTTTTAATACAACGGCCAGTTTTTGGATTTATTTCTTTATCAGGAGGACATGCGTTTGTATCACCTAGGTTTATTGTTACTTTGGTTGAAGGTTTTTCAGCATCCATATAAGCAATCTTTTCTAGCCTTGTTGATAACGGTTTAGAACTAGATTCGCGTGCTTCTTCTTTTTTCGCAAGGCGCATAATTGCCGACGGCATTGGCGCACTGTCAACCAAATTATTGTCACTATCAAACTTTTTATCCAATCTGGTCAAAATTCCTGTTTCCAATAAAATGTCCTCATATTCATTTAACAATGTATAAATATTCAACTCCCTATTATCGGGATTAACTAAATACATACTGGCAAATAATGTAGAAGCGCGAATGAAAAACTGTTCGGAAATAGCATTATGTCGTTTAAAGCAATTCAAAATATATTGTAGCGTAAATCCGAGTCCATAGACATCAATGGAATCAATCGCATCATCTAAATAGTCATCATATTCTAATTTGACCATTTCATCCAATCCATCAAAAAAATCGACAATAAACGCATATTTGCCGGCAGTTGGCAGATCTTTTCCAGTTGGGTTAATGTAGGAGAAAAATATTTCAAATGATTCCGGTCGTTTTAAATCAAGCCCCGTTGTGTTTTTCTTTGACCCAGATACTAACATACCAATTACCTCATCCTTAACCAAATTCCTGTAGCCATTTACAATACCTCTTTTATATTTACTATAATCATTGTATTTCATAAACCCGGAATCCAATGGGTAAGACCAATGAAACACAGCTTGGTTATTTGTGTTATTCTTAGAAGACCGAATTAATTCAGCCTTTGTTTGCATGAGACCAAAATCAATAAAGGTCAGTTTATTGGTTTTCATGTCATACAATATATTTTGCGGTTTTAAATCATTATGAACAATACCATTGTCTTTAAAAAACTGTAGACCTTTTATTAAATGATGTACTTCTAACCAAAATTTGTCTGATTTTTCATCCTTTTTTGTTTTTAAAAACTTGGCAATTTCACTCTTACAAAATATTTTTAAATCTGGTCCACCATACTTCATAACTAACAAGTCAAATCCTTGTGGATGCGATTTAACCTCGGATGCCATTTTTTTACATTGATCAACCGAACTCATAACCCCTGCTTCTTGAAGATCCGGTTTACAAAAAATTGGTGTACCTAAATGATATTCGTCTTTAGGGTCATAATGATGGAATTTAACAAATTCGGCAAGTTCCTCTTCTGCTCGTCTTGTTTTCATTAGTTTTGACACGTAACCTTTGTAATCAAAATTTGGTTTTGGTGAACTGGCACAGTGTAAACTTGGATCATGAACGCACCCATAAGCGCCTTCCCCAATTACCTTTCTTGTTTTTGGCATTAGTTATTTAATATATGTAAATATTTAATAAAATTGTTTAATAAATATTTATTTGTTTTTTACTAGTGTTGGATTACTAAAGTGAAACAATGTTTATATCCATTTAGCATACAATGTAAGACTAGCTCCACCATTATATGTAGCGCCAGTCGCATAATTTGTTCCAGTGCCATCAGTCGCCGTATTCCAACCACTGAATGTAAATCCAGTTTTTCCTAGTGTACCACTATTTGTTCTAAGTGTAATTGATGTTGTCCCTGATATATATGGATCCATATATTGCGGAGTAGGAGGAGTACCACTTGTATTACCATTTCCATAATATTCAACTGTATAATTTGGCAGTGATGGAGATACATATTTAGTTCCTGATGATGGAATAATTGTAATAGTTGTTAAAGTATTGTCTGCTTTCGGAACAATAAGCGCATATGGATAAGATGTTCTCGGGATAGTCGCCCAAGTAGGAACAGTATTATTCGACGCATAAAAAGCATTATTTGGACAATTTGCAATAAATGTGCTTGTACTGTCTGAGAAATTTATTGTGAAACTTTGAGTGCAGACACTATAAATAAATGACGTTCCATCTGAACTGCCAGCTAAAGAGTTTAATCCACAACCATTAGTAGTATTTGTGGTTAAAATTCCATATGTTGGTGATGTGGGTGAGCTATTACTCAACTGTTGAGTTGAATATGTTATGCTTGAAATGGTTGCTCCAGAAGGCCAGTATGTAACGCCTGAACCATTTGTTATAGTTTGAGCATAATTGTAGTCATCTGCTGGATTCAAATAGCTTGTATTCACATTTATTTGTATAGTAGTTTGAGTTATAACAGTCTTGCTTGCAAAAGAAATTATACCAAGAGGTGCAGATCCTGACCCATAGTTTGTTGTTGTTGTGCCCAACAATGCTGTTGTATAAATTGTTATAGTATCACTGCTTTTAATAATTTGAGCAAATGGGAAAACGTAAGTTGTAACTGCAGCGGTTCCTCCTCCGCCAATACTTGTTCCGCCACTGCAAGATTTAATAGTTGACCCAGGAGCCCATAGAGCATAGAGTGTTGTTGTTTTTGATGTAAATGTATATCCGGGAGTGTAGAGAGAACCTGCTCCAGTAGGTGACCCATTCCATCCTAAAAAGATGTATCCTGGTTTAGTTAGAGAACCTTGACCTAAAATGGGAACTTGAACACCTGTTGGATAATTTGTAGGTGCTGCTGGAACAGACCCAGTAGCTCCATTGGCATCATATGTTACTGTGTATTGAGGAGTTGCGGACACCCATTGTGCGTATAGTGTTTTATCATCATTCATGGTAATTGTAGAACCAGCGAGATAACTTGTTCCTGTTCCATTAGCCGCAGTATTCCATCCGTAAAATATTTTAGTCGGGTCAGAATTTGTATAAGGTCCAATATTTCCTAATATAGTAGCAGTAACGTTTGAATTATAAGTAGTGGGATTTGGACTATTTGGAGCAGTTCCTGAACCTCCTGCTGCGCTATTCGCATCATATGTTAAAGTATAAGTTATTACAGGATTAATCCATTGAGCGTATAACAAAACTGTTCCTGCGCCTGGTATAATAATATTTGAACCCGCTGGATAACTTATCCCAGAACCATTAGCAGCAGTATTCCATCCACTAAATGTATAACCATTTGTATTTGTAAATGTATTATCAACAATGGTCCGCGTGCTAAAAGTAGTGTAATATGTTCCAGAACTTGATGGGCCAGTTCCAGTTCCACCGGTATTTGCGTTATAAGCTATTCTAGCACCGCCAACTATCCATTGAGCGTACAAAGTTGTATTCGCATTAATTGTAAATGTATTTCCACCGACATAAGATGTTCCAGAGCCATCAGCAGTGGTATTCCAACCCGCAAAAAAATATCCAGGCCATTGAAGAGACCCAGAGTTTCCAAGAACTGTTACTGTGGAACCAGCTGTGTATGGAGAAGAACCATCTACAGGAACAGTTCCAATTATAATATCGGTATTACGATTATAAGTAACTGTGTAATTTGATCCAGGAGTCCATTGAGCGTACAAAGTTGTGTTTGATGTAATTGTAAATGTACTAGAAGGTGAGTAACTTGTTCCTGAACCATTTGCAGCGGTATTCCAACCGGCGAATGTAAACCCTGTTTTTGTAAGAGACCCAGTGTTTCCTAACACAGTTACCAGGGAACCAGTTGTATATGGCGATGATCCATCTACAGGAACATTTCCACTTGTATTAGTATTACCATTGTAAGTTACTGTATAAGTTGTTGGACCTACAGGAGTCCATTGAGCATACAATGTTATGTTTGCGTTAATTGTAAATATATTTCCACCGACATAAGGTGTTCCTGAACCATTAGCAGTGGTGTTCCAACCAGCGAATGTGTAACCTGTTTTTGCTAATACGGGAGACCTAGTGTTTCCTAACACGGTTACTCTTGAACCAGTTATGTATGGAGATGATCCATCTACAGGAGGAGTGCCACTTGTATTGGTATTACCATTGTAAGTCACTCTGTAAGTTGGTGGAGGAGGTGGAGGATTCACCTGATTACAATTTCGCCCGCACCCATATGCTCGCTTATCATTCGCTAAACCTGAACGTTTCTTGCCGGCCATATAATAATAAATATATTAAATTTTTGTTATTATACATGTTTGTTTGATACACTTAATATTTGGAAAGTTTGGATACACCTTTTCAAAGGTGTAAAAAAGGTGTATTAAATATCCAAACTAACAGTGTTCTTATCCGATTTTGGCTTGCGCTTACTACGCTTCGGCACATTGGCGTCCGATTGTAAATCCTTTAAATCATTAATACTAATGGTACTACTATTATTGTCACCATTTAAATCATCGTAATCTCTCTGTTGTTCTGAAATGTTGATTGTTTTGGTTTTCAATCCAGACAAAATATCAGTAATATCACTTGGTCCCTTCATGTCAGGACGGCGACTACTTTTATTTGCGGGTTGCGGGGGTTCAAATCCAGGAACACTAAAATTATTCTCCTTGATGCTTATACCATCATTTGAAAAATTACCGGGTCCAAAATTACTGCGAGCCATTGAAATATCCGGTCTAAAGTTATTCGCTTTAGATACATTATTTCCGGCTCGGTTTGGCGGTGGCACTACATTGTTTCCCTGAGTCGCCATGGGCGGAGGAGGACCTCTTCCCGATGGTGTCTGAGGTTCCGGATTCATGAGCCCACTCATAAAACCGGAAAATCCTGGACTGCTCTGTCCCATGGAATTTACAGCGGCCGACTGAAACTGTTTCATTAAATCTGGGTTCTGACGCATGATATCATCCATACCAGGCATGGCACTCTTAAACATAGTATTTGTCATATGGACCATCATGGCACTACCACCCAATTGAAACAGCAATTTAAGTTCAGGACTCATGGATGCTTTGGACTGGTACTTTTCATGAAGCTCTCCAAAAATCTCATCATAGTCCGTAATATTTTCATTAATTTGCTCACCCCATCCATCAAGCTTGACGTCAAACGGATCAAAACGACTATTTAAAAACTCAATGCCGTTAATAATAGCCATCATCATGTTACCTTGAAATTTTACGGAATTTTGCTTAGATTTCTCCTCCATAATCATTTCATATTCGCCTTGCATTTCAGCTAAACTGGAGTCCATATTATATTTCTTTGTTAATTCGACACCCTTCTTCTCAAGTGCCTCTAACTTACGAAGAAACTTAAATTTTTCTCGCATCATTTCCTCTTTTGTCAGCTTTGGCTCGGATGACATATGTATATCCGGATTTATAGGAATATTATTAAATTTGCCATAGCCATCAAACGTCTTTGCGTCTGAATCAGTATTTGATGTTGCTTTGCCAATAGAAGGACCCTCGTCAAACCGAACCGATGGTCTATTATCATCAAAATCTGTCTTAACACCAAAAAAACCAGATTGAAAATTATTTGACATGGGGGTTGTCTCATTTGCTAAATCATTCAGCTCATTTTCCAAATTATTTAAATCGTCAATATTAATGTCACTGCTAGGGGCACTTTCTGAGCGTTGTTTTTCATTCATTAATAATTCAATTCCGCTACCAAAATTGGTTTTCTTTGATTTATTCCACCCACCACCATTGTCTAAATTTTCAAAATCCAGGGAAAGATCTATTATTTCATTGTCGTCCATTATTATGAATTAATAAGAACATTTAATTTTAAGTAATACGAATTAAATATATATTATTTTAATTAAATTATTCATTTTAATTAAATTATTTAATTAAATTATTCATTTTAATTTGTGATTTATGTACCACATTCCTTGTAAAAAACAGTCAGACAGATCATCTTTTTTCTGATGCTTATGTAGAAATTCAGCCCATGCTTTAAATCGGCTATCTGTATCTACAAATTTGCTACATGTTTGTATTCCAAGTTTTTTACGCTGTTTATAATCCATTTTCTCTTTATTTGTTGTATCTAGAACAGGCATAAAATCCTTCAACTTATTGCTTGCGCTAATAAAATCAATGGAAATGTTATTATTTTTCATAATAAAATATTGAGCCAACATGCCTTGAATCGTCTTCATTTTGTTTGCGATTGGACCAATCTGATTTTCAATAATAATTGTATCAATGGTCAATAAATGATCTTTTAATATTTCATCCAATTTGTGTTGAATATTGCGTCCAACTGTTACTAAATCAATCTTAGATGCGTTAACATTATCTACTTTGGTAAAACAATTTGTTTTGGCATAATCAATTAGTAATTCAATAATTGTGGCCTTTTTATAATTATCCGGATAAGTTATATGATATTTTTTAGCAATTTCAACTAACACGCCTATTTTTTGCTTGTTTAAAAATGGTACTGCTAAATCAGTTGCTGGTTGTAGAAAATTAAGTTTTTTAGAATGTTTCAAACAATAACACTTGTTGTCCTTTGTTAGTTTTGCCAATTTATCACATGGACTATTTTTACCAGCATTAGTATCAATAAAAACACACTTGTTATTATTTTTATCAGACAGATCAATATTGTCCCATTTTAAAACTTGCAACGTCTCTTTGTCTTTATCTCCATTTGTTAGTTCAAACAGGCAAAATGATAAGTTTTTAATACCAACATCAATACTAAATATTTTCATATAATATTCTATATTATATAAAACATTGTTGTTAAACTCTTTTTCCTTTACACATTTTATAATTTTTATACCTAAAAACTAGTAGGGATAGACGGTGAAATCATTCGCGCTTGCAATTGTTGTTTTGTCATGTAATCCCTTCTCAAGTCACTATTATTTAATCCATATGCTGGACTACTTGTATCGTGAATTGAAGTAAACAAATGCGGTACATTTGGACTCTCTATCTTATTATCAACGGCATATGGATTATTACCAGACGCATTTACCGTCTCCATCATATTATATTTCATAATATTCCCTGCGTTTTGCTGAAGATATTGTCTGTATTTCCAATTAGAATTAATTCCAGCATCTTGCTTAATTTTATCATTTACAACAGATTCTGGTTGCCAACTTGAATAATTTCGACCATCGCTCATTAAAGGAGGCATTGTATAATATTTATTATTCGATCCAGAGTATTGACTATTCCAACTATCCATATTTATAATATACTATAATTAGATTATTATTAGATTATTATTAGATTATTATTAGATTATTATTAGATTATTATTAAGATTATTAAATTACTTATTACTTAACATTTTAAGTATATCGTTCTTTTTAAGTTTTGATGCGTCTACGACAATTCCCTTATGTACAATTATTTCTCGCAATTTATTTAATGTCATTTTTGAATAATCGACACTTGATTCTGTATTGTCATTTGAATCATTTAATTTTAGTTCTATTTCATCTATATTTTGTAAAGTGGTAGATGTATCATCAAACGATGTTATTTCATGTGATAAATTAATTGTTTTGGTTTGGGGTTGAGTTTGACCTTCACTAATTTCAATATCATCATGATCAAAATCAATATTAATATCATCTCCTAAATCAATTTGGATGTTTTTAAAAGATGTGTCATTTACATCGTCATCATCTTCGTCGTCATCTTCATCTTCTAAGCTTGCGACAGATTCTTCATTTAGATCATCGTTTAGATCATCATCTTCATCGTCGTCTTGATCATCGTCATCGTCGTTTAGATCATCATCCTGATCTTCATCATCATCATTTACATCGTCATCCTCATCATCCGAAACCTCTATTAAATTACTTTGAAATATCGTTTTGGTTCCTCCTAAATGAGTATTAAGATTAGTGTTAGCAGGCGTTATTGATTGATCTTGTGTCGGCTGACTTTTGGCATTTAATTTGCTTCTAAAGAATTGCATTTCTTCAGCCATTGTAGAAACTAAAGCCATCATGGATGATATTTTATGATTTTGCTGTGTGAATCGGTGATTAAAATACGCGAATAATCCTCCTACTAAAATAACCATTATTGCTATGCTAAATAAAAATGTTGTACTAAGTATTTCTGATAAAATCATTATTAGAAATAAATGATATATTTTATTTATTAAGCGAACGAATATTTATTATTTATTCTTTTCATTTTTTGTGTGTATTTTATTGAGAGTCTTTTGAGAAAAACTCGGATGTATTTGTTAGTATCTCTTTGGGATAATTCATGTCACTAAGTACCTTAAGTCCTCCTTTTACATTAGAAATACCTTTATCTAACTCATAGGTGTAATTAAAATTGTCACCTGTTTTAATTGTTTTCATATTAAAATTTTCAATCTTTTTATTCTTCGCCAATTTTTTACACAATTTTACATAATGTGTTGTCAATAAACATGTGACATTGTCACTTTTAACAATGAAATTTAAGAAGGCCTGTGCACTTATGACCGCTTCTTCAGGATTTGTTCCCGAGTATAATTCATCAAAAATAGCGAAATGCTTCTCGTTATTTGCCTCCTTTTCTTCAATACAGTCAATTATCTCCTTACATCTTCGTGCCTCGGCTTGGAATAAACTATCTCGTCCAGATGTATCCGGTATGTTCAAATAACAATGAATGTTTTCAAATGGCTCCAATTTACACTTGTCATAGCATCCAAATCCAATATTCTGCGACAATATAATATTAATTAGCACTGTTTTTAATGTTGTTGTTTTGCCGGACGCATTTGGACCCGTAATCACCATGTTCTTAGTGAGATCGCAATTATTTTTAACAATATTTGTATCATCAATAAATTTGGGGTAGTACATTTTCTTCAATATAGGTTTTGTCTGACCCTTAATCAAAGTTACTGAATTTAGTTTATTATTATCAATGTTATCTTTAACGCCTGTCATTAAATTCATGTATCCATTGAATCCAAATGAATATAACATCGCATTATGGTATTCCGCATTATTATAGAGTTGATAAAATGACCACATAACATGTCCAATTTGCGTGAATTTGGAAACAGACAATTTAAATGGGGTAATATGTTCAATTTCCCTTTTGAATTTTGTTAATACGGATAATTTTTGTCCTAACTCATCATTAAATTTGCTGTATTTTGTTAGTTCCTTTGATAAAGACAAGTGATAGTTAATATTTTCTATTGTATAATCCAAGTAGTCCTTAAAATTATGGAGATATTCGTGGATCCGTGTCATATTTTTATAAAACTGAATACATACCAAAATATTCTGATATATTGAAAACAAATAGAATACAGCGGAAGCAATTAAATATATACGTTGTGTTGCGTCAACCTCATTAAAATTTGTAAATACCTTGACTATTGCGTGTTTAGCTGCTAATGATTTTAGTACATCAACATATTCCTTAATATTCAGTTCGATACCCTTCACTTTAATAATAAAAAAGGGTATGATAAGCACAAATATTGGCAGACAAAGTGAAAGCAATGGGCTAGCAATATTGTACATGCTCATAAATTGTAAAAATTGCGGATTGTTATTAATAAATTCGCCAAATGCCCAATCAAAATAAAGGTATTTTGAATGAAAACCAGTTTCGCCCTTAATTTCCTCCCATGATTGAAGTGTTTCCTCAATATTAGCATCCCTAAAGTTTTTGGATTCGGCAATTGCTTTATAGTCCGAGTTCTTAAATTTTTTAATAAGTGCCTGTGTATCTTTTAAGTATTCCATATCAGTTGTGTAATGTTTGGGCATTTCTTCTAAAATCTTGTGTCCAAGTTTGTTAGTTGGTTTGAAAACAAAGTTATAAATTGGCTTTTCTTCATTATCGATTGTTTTTACTAATTCTAGATCAGTTATAATGTTGTCATTAAGTTTTTTAACCTTTTCATTGTATTTAATTGGCAATGTGAAGACATCGTGTACTGAATCTAGCTTTGTAAAAGCTGGAGGATTTTCTGACCGGTTTATTTCCTTTTCCAACATATTTTTAAAAAAATCAACGTGTTTCATTGTATTATCTATTTGTAAAATAGATTAATATATAACCTATTTTACGAATGTTTTAACAAAATTGTGCGAATCTCTTAACCATTATTTGCGTTTATTTTGGATTTCTTAGTTAAGCGTCTCTTAACCGTTTGTTTTTATTAGTTTGCTTATGTCTTTGCCTATATTTTTTTGTTTTGGATCGACCACCCTTCCAGTCGTCCGTCTTACCAAAGATTTTTTTGGTCACTGGGGGTCTAACACTAGGATTTTGGTTAAAAACCGTATCAACGACAACTTTTGCTCCATCCTTCCGCGCTTTTTGTATTTTTCTGGTAACTGTGTTTATTTTTTTATTAGCAAATGCGTTTCTATTTATATCAGTCCAAGCAGTTGGATTATTTGGTGGTAAGACCATTGGTTGAAATATTAGTGCTTCAGCTTTTGATTTTTTTACTGGATTTGGTATTTGGTTTGCCTGTGCTAATGCTTGGTTCCATATTACATCTGTATCGCTAACAATGTATCGTTTTTTATCATCTTTTTTAAATCTTCTAAAATCTAAATGCGGTTTTGGATTTGGAAGCATATTATTGTTACTGTTTTCATCCACTTTCATAGCACTAGCACTAGCACTAGCACTAGCAGTAGTTTTTTTTTGTTTTGGTAGTTTTATACTATGCCTGTACATTTCTGGATTTGAGGGATCAAATGGCGGTATACTAGCTCTATATCTTTCTAATAATGTTTGCTTAGGAGCTGGTATAGTTTCTTCTAATAATGATAATACATCTTGTGATGGTTCTTGTCTTAACGCCATTCGTCTTGTCGTCCTAAATGCTCCATTTTCAATCAACCTTAATAATTGCGCATTGGATTCTGCTTCTGATGCTTCATCAAACTCAAAATCACCTGTACTATCGTTAACACCTGTACTATCGTTAACACTCGCACTCATACCAACAATCGCACTCATGCTATGACTACTTACAGACGAACATAAATTTATTTTGTCTAATTCAGAATCAACATCTTCTGCTTTTTGTTTTAAATCTAATAATTGTTGTTCATATATATGTTGTGTTTCAGTTGGTAGTACAGAATTAATAATTTCTAACATTTCTTTTATCTCCTTTTTTTTTCCCTCTTGTTCAGCGCATTTTAAAAAAAAATCTCTACATGAACTAGAATATGTGTACGTTTTTAATTTATTTCCAGTTACAATTGCCTCAATAAACATGTTAATATCTTCTGTTTCATGAAAAATAATTTCATATGGTTGGTTTTGTGATATTTTATCAATAAAATCTGCCAAAATATATGTTAGTGTAGCTATAATAATGGAATTACTTTGCCTTATAACACCATCTAACATAATAACTTTTTCATATTTCCTATTTTCAGAATCACATTTACTATTCCATTCAACAATTATATTACCAATTGTTTTCAATAAATTTGTAATGTCTTGATCCGCATTTGGATCCGGGTTACCACCTAGTGGTAACGGTAATCCCCAAATACCTTTAATGCTTGTCCAATCAGACAATTGTAATAAATTAAATAATGATTCACAGCCAAAATTTCTGTTTTGTTTACAATTAAAAACAAATTTGGGAAAAATACCACCAAAATTATCATCATCCGCTGGAAAAGTATCAAGATATAATTGTTTTTGTGCTTGTTGTACTTGTTCGGGAGTTATGTTTGGATTTTTCATTGCTTCATCATATTTTCCTTTACATCTCCAATAAGTCTGAAATAGTTCATTCGAATTATTTGGCCCTACGGTAAATGTTTGATTTAATTTTTCTGATTCCCATACATTGCTTTTAGGCAAGTCTTTTAACGTTATATCTAGACCTAATTGTTCAAGTAGTTCTACATTTTGTGTTTTAGTATATTTTGTCAAGTCATCTCCAATATATTCTTCTGTTAGTCCCGACAGGTGATGTGCAAAATCCATAAAAAAACCTTTTTGACATTTAGGTATACTTTCATCAGCAAGTTGACCACCAATTGTTTCAAATGCGTTTAAATACGATAATAACTGATTTATTCTACTGCCTGGAAGAAATGCTTTTACATCATAATAATTGCGCAGTAAAAATTGAGCCTTGCTGTATTTATAACCAATTTTTTGTAATATAAAAGAATAAAAATCATTTATTTTTGGAGCACGGTATGACCCATGAGCAGATTCAAATGATCCTACATAGAATTCTGATACCTTTGATTTATTTGATACATCTAATACATCTAATTTTAGTTCTGTTTCTTTGGCTACTGCTCCTGGAATTGCTAATAATTCGTCTTTTAAATCATCAATCTGGGTTGAAATTTCTTCTTCTATGGCTTCCTTTTTTTCTTCTTTTAATCCTTTAAACATAAATGTTAATATATTATTAGATTTTAATAATATATTTGATTTCTAAATAGTTTTACCCGTTTTATAAAATAGATTATATGTTTTACTCAGTAACCATAAACATGTCCATTTACATCAACACTTGAAAATTAGCAGGTAACTCGTTAATTTGGCACCTGTAGAAATCCTCAATCATTCTCATGTTTACCGAATCTCTTCTAGTTACAAAATTGATACCAATTCCTTTTCGTCCCCATCTACCACTGCGCCCAATTCGGTGAATATATGTACTCTTATCACGCGGAATATCAAAATTAATCACAACACTTACTTGCTGAATATCAATACCACGAGCAGTAACGTTTGATGAAATCATCACCCTAGCAACACCGCTTCTAAAATCCAAAAATGACTGTGATCTCTCTGTCTTATCCATATTACTATGAATACAGCACACAGGAAACCCATCTTGTTTCATCGCATCATACAAATCCTGAACGCGCTCTTTACTATTACAATAAATAATACATTGACTCATTGTTATAGTTGTGTAAAGATCTTTTAAGGTATCATATTTTTGACGGTCGTCGTCAAGAGCAACATAAAACTGTCGAATTCCCTCCAATGTCAGCTTTTCAGCCGCCACTGAAATTCGAACAGGGTTTCGCATAAACTTTTCAGTAATAGGAATTATCTCATTTGGCAATGTGGCGCTAAATAATGCGATTTGTACATCCTTATTTAAATATTGAAATATATTGTACACCTGATCTTTAAAACCAGTTGACAACATTTCATCGGCTTCATCAAGAATAACTAGCTTAAGCTTCTTGGCAGAAATATGACGACGCTTGATCATATCATATACTCTACCAGGAGTGCCTACAATAATATGCGGAGGCGATTTGTGCATTTCATCAACGTCATTATCTATGGATGAACCACCAATAATAGTTTTCACGCGAAGCCCCTCCATCATGCTACCAAGACCTTTTACAACGCCGGTGATTTGGCTTGTTAATTCATGGGTAGGACTCATAATAAGTACCTGGTTCGAATTGTCATTTACATTAATTTTGGATAATGCTCCAATTGAAAAGGTGGCAGTCTTTCCTGTTCCAGACTGCGCCTGAGCAATAATATCTCGATTCATCATTATAGGCTTAATTGCCTTACATTGAATCGGACTCGGATTTTCAAAACCATAACTATATATACCTCTTAATAAATCAGATGATATTTCTAAATGATCCCATGATGTAAATGTATATTGGGGATCAATAGTGTTAGTTTCTTCGCCAATAGCTACACCACTGCTATTGGTTGTGTTGTCTGGTTCAGATTTATCGGACATTGTATAATATATAATGCCAGTTGGTTTTAAGTGTATTTCATAAATAATATTATATTTAAAAAAAATTGATATAAACATTTACTTGTATTAATAAAGTAAGATACGATGACTGCCACCGCCACTTATACAAATATTAATATGAAATATAGTTTATCCAAGTTTAAGGAGATCGCATTTCACGGGTTTAATTTTATTATTCCAGATGAGAACGTCGACTTGATAAATTTATTAGCAACACAAGTGGGGTCTCAGACTTGTGTAAAAAACCCAATATTTCAAAAGAAGGAGCATGGCGAGGGTGTGATGTTTGGATTAACACCTTCTCAAATGAATTTTAAACTGGGTGGTAATCGCAAACGAAAGGGAAATCGTGCCACAGAGATAAATGATGATGACTGGGAGTCACTGAGAACGTTTCAGGCCACAAAGATCGAGCAAAAGAATGGTATGGATGTACATATTGATTCAATTCGGTTATTATTGAATAAGCTTACAGATAAATCATATGCTGAAATCAAGGACAAGATTATGAGCAAGATGGATGAATTTACTAGTTGCGAGGAGTTTACAGAGGATATCGCAGTTAGAATAAGCGATGTAATTTATGATATATCCGCAAACAATAAATTCTTCTCCAAGATTTATGCTGACTTGTATATTGAAATTGCGAATAAATATGAATTTATTCGGCCCATGTTTTTCAAAAAGTATGATACCTTTAAGGATGAGTTTAAGAGGATTGTATTTGCCGATCCAAAGGTAAACTATGATTTATGGTGTGATATAAATACTCAAAATGAGCGCCGTAAGGCAAAAACCCAGTTCTTTGTGAATTTGGCAATGACTGGGTTTGTATCAAAGGTTTCAATTGTAGAGACTCTTAGAGAGCTATTGGATACAGTGATTAATATGATTAATCAAACAGATAAGAAGAATGAGGTGGATGAAATCACTGAGAATATTGCTATTTTATATAACAAGTCAATCATGGATGATGTGTTTAATCACCCTGATTACAATGAAGATGATTTTGAAATAGAGGGCGACTCAATTGTAGAGACGATTACCAGACTAGCAAAGAGTAAGGCAAAGGATTTTAAAAGTTTGTCGAACAAGTCAATATTTAAATTTATGGATTTAATTGAGATGTAAGATGTAAGATGTAAGATGTAAGATGTAAATAAAATGTAAATAAGATATTAAACAAAATAAATTATAATATATATTATTAATGGAAAATAGTGACAATAATAATATATTTTTTTTGATTGAAGAAAGTAATACAAGTAGTGATGGTACTAGTACTGGTAATAATATTGATATTGATAATATTATAAATAATTTATTAAATTATGAAGGGGATGAAGAGGATGATGAATATCATGACGAAGATCAATATCAAGATCAAGATCAAGATGAATTTAAAAAAATAGACAAATTATCATTGAAATATTATATTAAAAAACATTCTTATAATGGCGAAGATGAAATGTATTATGATGAATACACAATTAAAGAATTAATGAAAATATGTCAGTATTATGATATAGCAAAAAATATAAAGTCATCCAAATGTAAAAAACAAGACATTGTTTCTACCATTGTTTTCTTTGAAGGTCAACTTAGTAACCGTGAAATAGTTAATAAAAGGCATGCTATGTGGGCATATATGACTGAAATATATGCGGATCCAAAAATGAGATCGTATATTCTTTGGAACTAATCAATATGAATATGATATGAATAAACTCTAATAAAAATTAAATAAAAATAAAACAAATTGAGTAAAATATTAAATCTAAATTACTTATATACAATAATGGTTGTATCCAAAATAGATAAAAGTGTTAGCTATCAAGAATTAAAAAAGGTAGATCCAGAGGATATGAGTAAGGAAAGCAATTTATATCAAATAGAAGTAATGGGTATTGATATTATTATCGCAATTGGCAGTCCCAAAAACACCTTTGCTGATAAAAATATTACTTATTTTCCAATTTATTTAGTAAAACACAACAATAAAGTTATTCAAATTGGTGTTTATGAAATTTCATCAACTAATGTATTGGATTATATGGATGAGGCATCAGAACTAGATATTACACAATTAGATGATCCATTATTATATACGTTTGCTACTAAAGATATGATTGAAAAACTCCGTCTTGTTCCTGAAGATGAAATTATGTCTAAGAAAAAAAAAGAAATGGAAAAGGAGAAAGATAAGAAGAGGGAAAAGGTAAAGGAAAAAGAAATGGAAAAACGCAATCAACCTATTACTGAAATTTTTATACCGCAAATACGTCGGGATATATTTACAGCCCGCACAAATGCCAATCTTCCTGAAAAACTAAAACAAGAAACCGCAAGAGATGCCACTAATATTAGAGAAAAGTATCATGATGATAGTAAAAATGTTTGGGTACAACGTTTTATGAAAAATAAGAATTATATTTTAATTGATAATGAGGGTAGGGGTGAATGTTTATTTGCTACCATACGAGACGCATATCAAAGCATTGGACAGGATACTACCGTGAGTCTGCTACGAAATAAGATATCAAATGAGGTGAAACAAAATATTTATGATGAATATAAAGAACGTTACACAATGTATTCAAATGAGTTAGCCGGTACAAAGGCAGAGTCTATAAAGTTGAAAAAGGAATATGATCAATTACAGTTAAAACTGGGCACCACAATTGATCGAACTCAGCAACTTATAATTGCGAATGCAGCCAAGGATACAAAGAAAAAATGGGATACTCTTAAGAACGAACATATATTTGCTAAGGAAAATATTCAAGACGTGATATTTATGAAAGATATCAACAATTTGGAAGATTTGAAAAAAATAATGAGAACGTGTAAATTTTGGGGTGATGAATGGACCATAAATACATTGGAGCGAATATTAAATATTAAATTTATTATATTATCTAGTTATATTTATGACAAGGGCAGGGGTGATGTAAATAGCGTGTTGCGATGTGGTTCAACATTAGATCCATTAATTGAAAGCAGAGGCGAATTTATACCTGAGCATTACATTATAATTGATCATACAGGAGACCATTATAAATTAATAGGGTACAAGCACAAATTAATTTTTTCATTCAAGGAAATACCATATGATATAAAACATATGATTATTGATAAATGTATGGAAAGAAATTCTGGTATATTTTTTCTTATTCCTGATTTTAAGACGATTGCCCTTTCTTCTAGTGGAAAGGGTATTCAATCGCCTAATTTTGACGAGTTGGGTGAAGCCAAAATTTTGAATTTATACGATGATAATATTGTATTTTGTTTTAATCCAAAGTCTTATGGAAAGCCAGCTCCTGGAAAGGGAAATGGTGAAAAAATTCCTAATAAGATTGAACAGCAATTTGCGCAACTGGCAAATATTGTAGATTGGAGAAAAAAACTAGATCGCTTTTGGATCCAGCCATTTATATTACATAATCACACATGGGCTTCTGTTGAACATTATTATCAAGCATCTAAATTTAAGGAAAATTCGGATCAAAATTTCTATTTGACGTTTTCATTGGATTCTGGTACTGAATTGTCTAAGGATCCATATATGGCTAAAGCCGCTGGAAGTGAATCTGGGAAATACAAGGGGGAATTATTGCGCCCTAGTACAATTGTAATTAATCCTATTTTTTTCTCAAGACATGCGCAGAAGGAACTGGATGCTGCAAATATGGCCAAATTTACTCAGCATTTGGATTTACAAAAAGCATTAATTGAAACAAAAAATGCGAAATTAGTACATTATAAGAGAGGTAAAGAACCGGAAGTGATGGATAATCTCATGATATTGCGCGACAAATTGGCGCATGGTGCAAGTAGTAGTTAAGTTGAATTACTTAACTTAACCCAAATTAAAATATATATACATGTCTTAAAAATATATATATTTTGTGTTTTATATTGATTGGTTTTGGGTTTGGGATTTGGTTTTGGTTTTATTAACAGTTTGTACCAACATAATTTGTCTTTGGTGTTACTCCATTAGGGCAACATCCATATCTAGTACCGGCACAACCACCAATTGTTTTTGCTGGTACAGGAATCACCTGTGTTGTAGTTGTTGTAGTTGTTGTGTTTTTGGTCGGTGTAATAATCACAATATGTTTTACAATTATGACGACTAGTATAAGTATCAAGATTATCATGAGTAATGTATTTGTCTCCATTGTTTATAATATTATAATATAAATTAAATTAAATTAAAATAAATTAAAATAAATTAAAATAAATTAAAATAAATTAAAATAAATTAAAATAAATTAAAAATTAATATAACAAAATAAATATAAAAAATATAAACGTTGCTTAATTATAACTAAATAATGATATATAATATTTTAATTTTAATAATTTCATATGATGTTTGGTTTTACATATCTCATATTATATTACACAATTATAAACTATATAGCATAATTCATAAAGTACATCATGGCATTGATTATAAAATTATGAATTTTAAAGACACATATGTGAGTCATTTTTTTGAATCTCCATTTCAAGGAATGGGTATATTTTTTCCTCTAATGTTTTTACAATTTAATATGTATGTATATCTTTACACAATAATACTATTAAATACAAGAGGTATGCTAAGACATGACGTTAATTTTATATGGCTTATGGGTAATCATCATATATTACATCATAAATATTCTCAATATAATTTTGGCGAATATTGGTTGGACAAATTGTTTGGAACGAATTATCCTAATCTAGATGAGTGTAAAGTTGGTCTTATTTATATGTAACTTATTAAATGATAAATATTAAATGATAAAAGTATTAAAGTATAATTTATTATTATAATATAATAGGTATGAAGATAACATATGAAAGTCACAAATTAATGTCATTTTTTGTAAAACATAATTGTTTAAATCCAATAGAACAATCAAATCATACAGATCAATTATTAGCCAATATATTTAAGGAACTTTTAGATGGAGTTGATTTTATTAATGCTGAAAAAAAACGTGCGAAAAGCATTTCTTCCTTTTATAATCCAAGAATAATAAATATTCAATCCATATCCCAGATACCCAAACCTACAACTTTTAGTGCCAATGGATTTCCAGAGACAATTCGAAAAACAATCGAAGAACAATGTTTCACTTCAATCAGTTATTCATTTAATATATATGGTCGAAAAATTCATATTCATTTTGTTATAGAAGAACCAAATGTTGAAAATAAAATTCATAAATATAATGGATACGTTGACTATATTTTATATTGGCTCTATATTGTAAATAAACACGCATCACCTCAATGCTCTTCGGAAGTAACATTTTTTATTTATCACACAAACATGCTTAAAACATTACCAGACTCGAATATAGATATTATTTCGGAAAATAATGTCAATACAGGATTTACACGAACTTGTATTCCAAAATCAGAAATCGTGGTGTACCGATTGGAAGAATGGTTCAAGGTGTTGATTCATGAAACAATGCACAACTTTGGTCTGGATTTTTCAGATATGGATAACACAAATTGTAAAAATCGCATCTTATCTATATTTCCAGTCAAATCAGAAGTGAATTTATATGAAGCATATACTGAATTTTGGGCTAGAATTATGAATGTTGTATTTTGTAGTTATAGTAATGCTCGAAAGAAGGATAATATAAATGAACTACTAACAAATGCCGAATTCTTCTTGAATTTTGAACGCATTTACTCATTTTATCAGATGGTTAAAGTTCTTAATTTTATGAATATTGAATACCGATTTTTGATATCAAAAACTGGTCATGCGGATTCTATAAGGCGCTCTTTGTATAAGGAGAATAGCAATGTGTTGGCATATTATATTGTGACAATGATTTTGATCAATAATTACGAGGACTTTTTGCTATGGTGTCAGACAAATAATGACACCTTTTTACAATTTAAGAAGACGGATATAAATCAAAAACATTTTTGTCGGTTTATTGAGCAACGATATAAGTCACCCGAGTTGCTACATAATATTGAATGTACTGAGGATCTCTTAACCAATATAAAAAAAATGGCAAAGAAGAATAAAAATAAGAATAGCAAATATCCTGGTTTTTTACTTAAAAATTTGCGAATGACTTTGTGCGAGTTGAATTAAATATTTATAATAAATTTGTAAATTACTTTATGTAAATTAAATTACAAATTTTATATTGATTTTATCTAATTGATTTTATCTTATTGATTTGGAGTTGGGCTACGTTTCCTGGTGTTAGAATTGGATCTAGATCTTGATCTATGAGAATTTGTCTGTGTATGAGTGCGAGAATGGGAATGAGGAAATTCTTCATATTCCATTTGGGGTGGTGATATTGATGAAGATCTTGATTGCGATTTAGATCTAGTTCTAGATTTTGACTTGGATTTCGCAACTGTTTGCGATTTAGATCTTGTTCTAGACTTGGATTTAGCATCCGCATCTTGTACACCCATATTATATTGCTCATATTGCTCATTTGACACATCTGTAGATCGATCTTTTAAATAGTTCATCTCGGCACTATATGTGCTATGTGTTGGGCATTCACCCTTGCCAATAAAAAACCAATATCCAAATTCTTCCCATTCATCCAGTGTATCCTCAATGTTTTTGAAAAGAACTTCGGGTTTCATATTGACGTGACCGCGACCAGTAACAAAATTTCGCCATAATTTGTTGTTTCGTTTGACACTTAATATCTCATTTGTTAGTATCTCTTTAAAATCGACGCCTTCATAATTTTCTAATGTTCCATTAAGAATATCCCGATACATTTGAGCCATTGCTTTCTGATTTGTTTCATGATAAATTTTTTTTAGGGTTCCCTTTTCCTCTGATAATTGGATTGGTATTTCAAAATAATTCATAAGAGAATAAGATTGGCAAAGCGTGTCATTCACGTTTTTATGTAAATCTTGAACTCCGTCTACTCCACTACAAACAAACAAATCTGGTTGTTCGCGGTCTCTTACCGTGTGATGAAAAGAGTTACCAAATTCGGGACCAGCTTTGGCAACTTTGAATTCCCAGGTTGTAGGATATTCTTCTTCTATAATTTGCCTTACTGTTGCGTCACCAAATATCTGATTAATATAAGTGTAATGTTTTTTTGAGAAATCTAATAATTTTCCTGCGCTACAATTTGCTTTTATTTTGCTAAAAGAAAGGCTTTTTTTACTAGTGCTAAGACTGTTACTTTTGGTTCTACTTTTACTACCACTAGGACTTCTACCATGAGATCGACTCATTTATATTATATATTATTATGATATAAATTTTATTAATTATTTGTTAGTTTCTAAAGGTGTTTATTTGTTTTCTTTATCCTTATCCTTATTATGTCCTCGGTGTCCCCAACAATAGTCGCTATTCTTTGTTAAAGAATTACCACATGTTGTACCGTCTTTTTTTAAAACCGTACAAATATATTTGAAATGACCTGGGCTGACTTGTTTCTTATTTTGACGCCATGCTTCACTTGCTTCATCAAAGTCAATATTGACTTCATATAACGCACCCTTTTCATAGCTAGTTTGACTTCTTGTATCCATTTTGTTAGTATATTTGTATTTATACTAACAAATACACTAACAAATTATTCAATCAATTTTTTATAATTTTGTAAACCCTTTTTCTTTTTATTTATTTATCAGTTTATTTATAGTTTATTAGTTTTTTATTGGGTTTTGCGACATTTACTAACTTAATTTTTGTATTACCGGATTTAATATACCTTATTAAACTTAATTCATCAATACTTTCAGTTAAAACACCATTCGCATAAATACCATAATTTAAATTATTGCTAGAATTCTCCAAAACCAAATGATATATATTTACCTTTATATTCTGTTTTACTTCTACAAATGTGTTATCATAATACGCAATTAGTTTGTATTTATCGTCTATTTTATTATGAATTTTAATATCAAATTTATCATTGTATGTTTCTATTAAATTATTCATTGCTTCTTCTTCTTTTGTCGAAAGAGTATCATATAACATTGAATGACTGCCAGTAATATAGAGGTCTTCAAATAACTGGCTATTGTTAGATCGTGATAGTCTGTATAGGTTATTTATGCTATGTTCTTCCGTGTTTTGAATAGTCTCCTTCATATTAATCTTACATTTTCTGTACCCATGTTTATGAGTTTTAACAAGTGTATTTTCTTCAATAAGTTGAATCGGTATATACACTTCGGATCCATTTATTTTACATAATATTTTAGTACCTTCTTTGAAACAGATTACTGGGGAAGGAGGTGGAGGTGGAGGAGGTGGTGGAGGCGGTGGCGGAGGCGGAGGTGGAGGTGGAGGCGGAGGACTTGAAGTAGTATATTCAACAATATTATTAGCAGTAATATCACCTGCTAAATTAAATACACCACCAACATATAGAGATGACCCCTCTGAATTTATTGCCATCCCAAGGACTTGCCCATTTACATCACCATTTAAGTCAGACCATATTGACGTGTTTATATTCCATACAGAAGTATTAAAAAATGATGAATTGTAAAAACCAGCACCAGCATATAAATTTGTACCATCTGGAGTAATTGCTATGGCATAAGAATTTACATTAAGTCCTGTTCCCAAAGCAGACCATCTAAGATGTTGTTGTATCCCATTTAGCAATATAATTTACCGGAATACCTCCAGCAGTAGTAAAAAACCCACTAGCATATACATCTAGTCCATCTGGACTAACTGCGATTGATGAAACATTCTGATTTACTCCATTAATACCAGTAGATGAATCTGTTAAAGCAGACCATATTAGTATGGAACCCGGTGTTATATTACAAACAGCAATTTTATTTGCTGAAGCACCTCCAATAAAGGTTCCAGGAAAACCAGCATATAATTTTGTTCCATCTGGACTAAGTTTTAAGATGGTTGCGCTACCAAAACCATTGCCTAATGGATACCATATTGAATTTGGTATATTCCACACCCATAAACCAACATATACTTGTGTATTATCCGGACTAACTGCTATTCCGGTACTAACGCGAGTACCATTTCCTACTTTAGACCAAGTTTGACTAGTAACATTCCAAACCGCCGTAGTAGGTATTGATTGTCCACCTGCTTGAGTAAAACTACCACCAACATATACATTGAGTCCGTCTGGACTAATAACTATTGTACTACATATACCATTTAATCCACTTCCTAAAGCGGACCATGTTTTTGAAATTGTATCCCAAACCGCAATATTATTGGCTGGTATACCTCCAGCTTGAGTAAAACTTCCACCAACATAGACTTTTGTTCCTTGTGTTGCTACAGTATTTCCTATATTTCCTAGAATATTTAACCCATTAATACCAGTGGGTGAATCAATTAATGCTACCCAGTCCATTATTATATTATAATATAAAATAATCATTTATTTTATTATCAATGTTAATAATGTAAAAAATTGATTTTGAAAATTTAAATAGGTAAATAGGTAAACTATATTACACTATATTACAAATGGGTATTCGTCATTTGAATCGTTATTTAAGGGATCATTGTCCTAATTCTATACGAGTTATGAGCATGGCTGATCTTAGTGGCAAACAAATCGCAGTTGATATAAGCATATATTTATATAAATATGAATCTGAAAACATGTTATTGGAAAATATGTATTTAATGTTATCCATATTTAGACACCATAATGTGATACCAATATTTATATTTGACGGCAAACCGCCTCCGGAGAAAAAGGAATTATTAATAAAGCGCAAAGAAGATAAACAAGAGGCTCGACAAGAGTACAATAAATTAAAGAAATGTCTGGATAATAATGAGCAATTTGATGAGACTGATAAACAAGAAATTATTGCTACGATGGATCAATTGAAAAAGCAATTTATTCATATTAGTAAGAGTAAGATAGAGAGCGTCAAGGACTTAATACGCGCATATGGTGCGACCTATTATGATGCGCCGGGCGAAGCCGATGAACTATGTGCGTTGCTGGTTTTAAAAAAGAAAGTATGGGCTTGTCTTTCAGAGGACATGGATTTATTTGTATATGGGTGTACTCGTGTGTTGCGCTATTTCAGTTTAATAAATCATGGGGTTGTTCTCTATTACATGAAGGGCATACTTGAGGAACTTGATATTTCTCAAAATGATTTCAGGGAAATATGTATATTATCAGGTACTGATTATAATATTAATAGCAATAACAATGACATTAATTTGACAAATACAATAAAGTGGTTTAATAAATATAAACCACCCAAAACAACCAATATAAATAAGGCGAATAAGGAATTCCTATCATTTTACGAGTGGCTACAAGCAAATTCGGATTATATAACTAATATTGATTTGCTGAAAACAATAAATGAAATGTTTGATTTATCTATCAAACATGGTCAGTTGGATAACTTCTGTAACATTAAAATTATAAATGGGCCAATAATGGACCAGTGTATTGAGGATATTATGCGGGAAGAAGGATTCATATTTATGCGATGAATTTGTTATATGGGTTTTTAATAAATGGTATATAAGTATTTCATAAAATTATGAATAATTTAATTAATAATATCTATCTCTTTCCAAGATAGAAATTATTTTTTGGTGTTTTTTAGGTTGTTTTTAGTTTGTATTTTATTTGTTTTTTTAGTTGGTTGTTTTTATTTGGTTGTTTTTAGTTTATTTTAGTTTAAGCACTGACGGGGGCGACGGCAGGGACAGTCTTGGCAAAGTGAGGGCTCATGTACTTCTGGAGGTTGAAATAGGTGAGTTCGTCCGTCTTCTTCAACTTCAACAAAGTCTGGAGCTTGGAGTCAGGGTTGATCTTGCGACCATTCTCCTTGTCCTGGAGGTTGTGGGCACGGATGTAAGTGTTGAGCTGTCTGGTAACATCAGTGCGAGCCATCTCAGTACCAGCGGGCTTCTCCAAGAACTTAGCAAGCTCATCAGAGATTCTAGTGGGCTTGACAAATCCAGAGGGAGCACGGTTGCCAGTCTTCCTCTTCTTCTTCGAGGAGACCTTCTGGGCAACCTTAAGCTCCTTGGTCCACTGCTTCTCCATAGTCTTGTACTCAGACTTAAGAGTGGCAATCATGGCACTGAGCTGGTTCAACTTGGCGGAAAACTCAGCGGACTTGGCAACAATAACGGCCTCGACATCCTCAACGGGAGCAACAGTCGACTCCTCAACAGCGGGAGTAACAACGGGGGCAACGGCAACAGCAACAGCCTCTGCCTTGGGAGCCTTGGGGGCCTTAGGGGCCTTGGCGGTCTTCTCGACCTTAACATCAACGGTAGCTTGAGCAGTGGTGGTCTCGGGGACCTCGGTGGAGTTCTTCTTTACCTGTCTGGGCATCTTATTATACTATATTAAGGTAAGTCCTTTTTAAATTGTTTAACACATAATATATATTATTTTACAATTTATAAATATATCAAGACTGAAACTGGTCTAAAATGTCTAAAGATTAATAAAAACGGGGGTAAAAATGCGGATTCTGAACGAATACAATAACTTTTTTCACTTTTTCAATTAATCATGATCTAATTGGAGATTGATCATAATTAATAAAATAATTAATAAAATAATTAATAAAATAATTAATGGTAATTTAATGCTTGGTATAACCATGGCAACGCAGATGCTGCATCTATACTTACTAAAGTCATCGCACCTAACACATAATATGCTCCTAAACATTTGCTATCATTATTTACTCCAACATTCACAAATTTCTCCAATACTTCTAAAAGATATTTGCGAATATCATCTAAATTATCACTGTGTTGTACTTGGCTAAATGATGACAATCGCCCAAATGGATTCCCCACTGGCGGACATATTTCCCGCTTTGTATCCTCTGATAAATTGGCTCGATACGTCCATATATCAATTAATTCTCGCAATAATCGCACTAATTGTGTACGATGTAAATTCATAAACCATTTTGGATCAGAATAATTTCCTAAAGCATCAATATTTTGAAACAAAGCAAGTGTTCTTAGTTCAATGGATTTTTTACACGACATTTCCAATGTTATGTCCTTTATTTCAGTACAAATGGGGATCTTTAATACTTTGCTAAGTCTCAACAGTGTCTTTAAATTGTCAATCACTTTGCTTGTAATTGGTCTCCTGTTGTATGGATTTTTAATGACCCCATTGCACTTGTAAATTAAATTGTAAAATGACAATAATTCAAAACCGTAAATAAAATTGTCATCATCTTTGTAGCTGAAAAAATTATCAAATGGGATATTTGCTAATTCTTCAGTAGAATAAAAATCACTTTCATTGGTACATATGCTTCTATTTTTGGCAGCTGGGCCATGGCAATTATTACATTTACGCTGTAAATAACCTCTAAAAACTTTTTGTATAATAATGATTTTCTGAGACAAATATAAAAAAGAAAATAATCTGGAAACTAGTTGAGGTTTATTGCCGGATATTTTTAATTTGTAGTGTTTTGTAAATGATTTTAACTGTTGAACATTGTAGTTGTATTTATACAATAATTCATACTCATGAATTTTTGGAATGCTTATATCAGAATCGTCCATCTTTTCCTTTTCGTATTTTTGAGGTTTTGTGATTTTATTATTTTCTAATTTAATCCTTTGCTTATTTGAAATATGTTCAATATAATCGTTCATGTTATCTATTTTGTTATTTGTTATCGGGTTAATATTATTGTTAGTTTGATCAGCAATCATAATATAATATATAATATATATTATTTAAATAATTATTTTTGTATTCTTTTACTAAATATATATATTACATAATTTGGATATTTGATTAGCCATGTACATTTTTATTCACGGTTATGCTATGATAGTATTCAAAAATATTGCCAAAACTGGGTCTTTTTATACTCATTTATTTGTTTTAAAAAAAATTGATTTAAAGATTACATGTGTAGTTATAAGTATAAATATAGACAAGATGGCAGAAGCAATTATTGACGGAACTAATATTAATACCAACGTTTTATCATACTCTGCGCCCAAGGCGCATGAGTCCGGTGGAAAGGTTGTAAATGTATATAACAAGTATTTTAAGGAGTCTTTGACATTGTCAACGCCTCTTATTTTGACTTGGGGCGCTCAAGAGGGTGTTGATCAGGCAAAGAAGCCTACTGGAAAGTATACTATGAGTCTTCAGTTTCCTAATGCGGATTTTCCTAATGCGGATTGCGAGGCGTTTTTGACGAATATGCGCGCATTGGAGGCTAAGATTAAGGCTGATGCTCTAACTAATTCTAAGGAGTGGTTTGGTAAGGTGATTACGAACCCTGAGATCATTGAGGAGAAGTTTAATGTCATGCTCAGACATCCCAAGTTTAAGGGTACTGAGGAGGTTGATGTAAGTAAGGCGCCTACTATCACTATTAAGGTGCCTTGTTGGAAGGGTGTTTGGAAGTCTGAGATTTATGATGAGGATGGTGAGCCTCTTTATGTTGGTGGTAAGACGAGTTCTTCATTGAGTCCTTTGGATTTCTTGAAGCCTAAGACTCATGTTATTTGCTTGATACAATGTGGTGGCATTTGGTTTGTGAATGGAAAGTTCTCCATTACTTGGAATTTGAAGCAGGCGATCGTTCAGAAGCCCAAGGCGTCTATGGAGGGACAATGCTTCATCAAGTTGAAGACTGCTGATAAGGAGAAGTTGAAGGCGCTACCTCCTGTTGAGCATGATGATGTTGATCCTGATGGAGCTGTTGCGACCATTGTTGATGATTCGGATGATGAGCAATCAGCTCCTCCTTCAGTGTTTACTGCTCCTGTCACTGCTGTTGTTACTAGTCCCAGTCCTGTAGTACAAGAAGTGAAGGCTGAGGAGCCTGCGAAGAAGAAGATTGTCAGGAAGAAGACTGAGAATTAAATGATTTATCATTGAGTAATAAAAATGTATATGGTGTATGTCTATTAAGTAAGATATATAATTTAATTAATTAATTAAAAAAAAATAAATTAAAAATAAATTAAAAATAAATAATTTAGGTTATTTATTTTTTCCTGACGCGTTTATCTAATACTCAGACTTTAACTATTTATATAATTTTGATTTAAGAAGTTTCAACACATGTTTATTTAATTACTTTTTAAAGTAGTAAATTAAAATACTTATTATATTACAAAACTTTATAATATAATATTTGATTATTTTATAATGCAGCTACAGCTAATTTCTAGGATTATGATAACTATAGCTATTTTTTCTCAATTAATTCATGTTATTTATGTAAATAAAGAAATATATGTTCCTACCTTTATTATCTACGCTATTGGTTCTTATATAATGGCTTATTGTTATTATACAGAGGATGACTGTAAGTTTACACATAGAACACTATTCAAAATATTTAACTCCACTGGTTTACTATTAATTGGATTACTATCCTGGAAACGTTAGATTTATTGAAATTTGATCTTGATAGTAATATCACCTTTGCTACTAACATTATATACATCATCTTCTATAATTTTAGGTATACCTTGACCCTTCAAAACATATATTTGCTCCTGTTTTATATACAATTTATTTATAGGAATCTTAATAGTTCGTTTACCAATTTGTATTGTAAAATAAGAATCGGAAAGTATCATCTCCTTTTCAAAAGGAACTAACAAATCATAATATAAATTATTATTGTCATCAATCGTTACATGATCTGGCAATTCTGGCTTACATAATACAATGATTTCATTACCTAATGTATCGTCAAAATACATTTCTGAGTGCCATAATGGTACCAAAAATAACCGCCCATTTATGTATAATTTATATATATTACTGTCTAATAAATCATCTATACTTGGATTCAATACATATACACTATCATTTTTATACTTTTCTTTTATTAATGAACTAACAAGTTCTAGTGTTTCATTATCAATATACAGAATATTCTTATATTTGTACAAAAAATTAAATAGTTCTATTGATTTATCCTTGTCTAGATCTTCTATCAATTTCAATGATATAACCTTTGCTCCATTTATTACAATGTCTTGTATAATTCGAGTCAATGCTTCTCGCATGAAGATTGATTCTGTTCGTAAAATATTGGATAAAAATCCTGTAAGGATAGACTTATATCTATTTTTTTCATCCATGAAATCAAATGAACTAACAAAATCCTTGAACGCATTACTATTTTTGGTCCCATTCGGTTCATGATCAGTAGACAATAATAATTCCTTTGATAAATATGTATAGGCTTCATTTATTCTCTGGAATTTTTTAGTGGCCTCAATCGTATTACCATTTTTATCTGGATGATTTCTTAATGCCATTTTATGGTATTTCCGTTTAACATATTCTGGAGTCAATTGTGTTAGTTCAATGTCTGTTATATCTAACAAAATTAGAGCAATTTGAATATTCATTGGTTCATCTTTATTTATATCCATGAATAATACTTGTTAAATAAAACAAATAACTCTCTAAGTGGTAAATTGGTCTGTAATTATTATTGTAATATTTCAAAAATATATAAGTTTTTAATAACAATGCCGAAATATGCTTTTTGTAAATTCTCTTTTGTTGTATTAATGATGAAAGTATATACCATATACAATCGGTTATATCCAAATTATAAATAAAAATATCATATAATAGATCACGAAATTTCAAAAATTTTAAATCGTTTATATCTATCATCTCCTTTATTATTTTGTCACACATGATTTTATAAGGGTACATTAATTCACTTACATTTACATATAAATTTTTAATATTTGTTATATTTTCAACCTTCAAGTCCGTAGTACTTATTTCGTGTAAACATTTGGTATAGGTTGCTTTTGAAGGCCGAGGCACATTAATTATTTCACAGCAGTTTAAAATGTTATCTGGAATGAAGCTGATTTCCTCCGTTAATAATACAAATTTGATACTAATTGAAGATGAATTATTCTCTTGCATATAACTATAAAAATTCTCCATCAACTCACTATGAATATTATGAAAATCTTTGCAAACAATGATACCTGATTTCTCATTTTTTGCTGATATTATATCTACAATTTGCTGATAAATGTCATGCCATAATAATTTAGAATTACATCCTAATAAGGACATGTCAACTTCATAATGTATATCACTAATTTTAAAAAAATACGCTTGTTTATTGAATACTATACTCAACTTTTTCTCATATTTGAGCTCCGATGGGCTATATTTTTTTATAGAATATAGCATTTGACTATATTTGCCCACTCCGCTGGGGCCAAAATATATAATGTTTCCTAGTTTACTAAGAGATTCTGGAAATTTGGAAAAACATTTTTGTAGTTTTGGATGTAAATTATGTTTGCTAATCGCATTATTATATTCTTCAAAATGGGTAGCAAGAAATTTCATTGTTATTTTATAATAGCTGTTATTCTTTATTTAATTATTAAACATATTATGTTATTTTGTATTAATTGGGTATTTATTTATAAAATTTATAATTTATAAGTAAATAGAATAAAAACAAGCCGTATATTCTATATAATTTATACTATGAATATAATAAAATTAATAGATCAATACAATGAAGATAATGTGGTGTTTTGTGATCCAATTAAAAATAATATAATGTTAGAAGGCAATTTTATACGAATTTTATACTCCACACCAATATGTATTTTAAATGGAATTTATCTATCTATATTGATAAACCATTTATCAATTGAAAAATATTTTAATAAATACAAATGCTCATTTGATATAAATTCACATATGAGTGTTATTAATAAAATTAGGGACATTGAAATGGGTATTCTTCGAAAAATAAATATTACTGGAAAGACTCCTCAGTATAAAATTTTCGAGCAAATAAGAAATGGAAATATAAAGATATTTTCGGATAACATCGAAAAAAATAATAGCATGTTTGTATTGAAAATTGCGGGTGTATGGGAAACAGACTACAATTATGGTCTAACGTACAAATTTCTCAGGATTTAACAATCTGTTGTATAAAATTTCAAAACAACTCCTACAGTTATTGCTACAATCAAATTAAGTACGCCTAAAAACATTACCATTGAAAATGTCTTTTTGTCGAGCGCAGGAGAAGATGGGTTTTTAAATAATGAATTGACTAACACTATTAATTGCATTATAATAAGAAAGGCAGAAGTATTCGAAAAGGATTTGTAATATTCAGATACCTTATTGCTTGATATTTTATCAAAATAGATAGTTAGTAATGCTATAAAATAGAATATAATAAATAATATCCAAAGAAATGGGAACAATGTAATAAATGTAGTAAATGTCAAAAGCGGAGTGCCACTATTATTTAAGTTTAGTATCATTAACACGATTAATAACAATAATGCTCCAGCCATAGTAGAATATTCCGCAATTAATGCTTCTAAACCATTTTTAGTTGCTATTCCAATTGAAAATAATATACCAATAACGCATGCGATTATAATTGCGAATAAAAAATTTGCTATATTTGAATTTAACTTGTAATCTATCATTATATAAATATTTGTATATTATTTATTTACCTACAAATTATTTTTGTATATGTAGCTTTAGTTCATCTATTTCTTGTTGCATCTTTTGTATTTTACCAACTAACAATGGTATTATTTCTAAATAATTAACAGTTAATATTTCATGTCTAGTTGAATCCATTTTTTTAATTACCAAATTAGGTAGTTCCTTTTCTATTTCTTGCGCAATAAATCCGTAATGTATATGTTTTTTAGAATCCGTTTTATATATATATTGGCTCGGTTTCAGTTTCATTATACTGTCTGATAATTCACTGGATATTTCTACAATATTGTCTTTCATTTTTTGATCCGAAATTAATGTTGAAGTTCCAGTTGTAACGACATCTTCAGCGTATAATGTTCCATTAATAGAAAAATTACTGATTATTTTTGAATTTATTGGATAAATAACTTGTTCAATCGTACCATTAGAAATATATTGCTTTGTAGTAAATAAAGAGGGCTGTTGTCCTGGGTGAAACCCCTTAACAAATGTACTTTGATTTGGTTGTGGAATAGCATAATTTGCGTTAACTGACATTTATAATTTTTATATATAATAAACAAATATTTATATAAAAATAATTATACTAATTTAATATATAAATGAGCAGTTTTAATACTTCAACCACACATCCAATAATACCAAACGCCAACCAATATTATGTTGATAAAAAATACGTATCAATTCATTCCGAAGACAGAGATATATTAAAATTTCCTCGCTCTACTCAGTTTGAGATTGAGCTACCACAAGATTATTTGAATGTTCAATCAGTTACATTGTCACAGTGGGCTCTTCCAGCAAATTACAATGTATTTTCACCAACAAATTACAATATTGGCATGACATTCAAGTTTCTAAAACTATACAACCCTGGTGAATTTGGAATTCCAGATCCGCTTACAGAAGCTATATTTGCCGGATTATATGCGGCTCAAAATACACAACATATTATTATAATCGAGTCTGGATTTTATAATCCTGATCAAATGTCAATTGAACTAACTAACAAATTTAATGATGTAATTACTGTATATTTACAGAATTTTTTTGAAACAACACCTGCTTACAGTTATGCCACCGCATTATTTACTGGGTATGATCGATTCTCTATTGTTTATAATTCTGTAGGTCAAAAACTCTGGTTTGGAAACAATGCTGACCAATTTGAACTAACAAATAATTATGATAGTCAATTTATCGCAAATGTAATTAACGCGCAATGTCTTCGCAGAAATAAATTACCAAGTTTTGTAAATTGGGGGTTGCCATCTTATTTAGGATTTACTCGTTGCCCAGCGACCGCGCTGTCGGCTACTGAAATAGAAGCAAAACAAGGATCTGCCTATGATAATTTAAGTGGTATCGGTCTGGATGCGAATATTGCCGGGTCATTACCACGCTTTTTTTATGGAGACGTTACACAGGGTGACAATGGATATTGGTTAGTGCCAGTATTACCCAAAGCGTCTGTTTACTTTTTACAAGCTCCGGCCAAAATAAATTTTATGGGTCCGGCTTATATGTATATGGAAATAGATGGGCTTAACTGTATAGATGAAACAAACCCATACAATATTTCAGAGTTCACCACTCACAGCAACGAAACGAATTCACGAGTACTATCATCATTTGCTAAAATTCCTGTACCATCGACTCCTATTTCGCAGTGGTTTGACGATGATCAGAAGCCATATAAATATTTTAATCCGCCGGCTGAGCGGATCCGTAAACTTAAAGTTAAGTTAAGATACCATGACGGGCAAGAAGTGGATTTTGGCCTCTTTGAATACTCCTTTATGTTAGAATTTACTTTATTAAGACATCAAAATGAAAGGAAATATGCGAATGTAAGTGTAAATTATTAAATTATTCGGCATTATATGTTAATTTAATCCAATTTATTAACAAACCTTTGTCACATGTTTTGTAATCGTCCTTAAATCCATTTAATTTAAGGAATTCCGGCTTCTTAGCCCGGGGCTTCTTATATAAAATATAATCACCAAATTTACCTGTTCGTATGCTTAAATTTGATGAAATATCCCTAACAAACCCAACTGGTTTGCTTGGATCTAATAAACTATCCTTTTCCAAAAAGGTAATCACTTCCAAATACTCCAGTTTATCAATTGGTTTATCTAATTCCTTTAATGATTTCATACTTGACCCCCATTGAGCATAAATGCCATATCTGCCATTTTTAATGTATAGATCTTGACCCTTATATTTTCCAAATGATTCGGGCTGATTAACCGCTTTATCAATGACGTCATCTAATGTCAATCTTCGGCCATGTAATTCCTCAAAATTTTGTAGCTCTTTAATGTCAATGCCTTTTTTAATTGGTATAAATGTTGATGTACCTTTATTTGCCTTTGTATTAATTGTCTTTTTATTAATCACCTTTGTATTAATCACCTTTGTATTTATTGCTGGTACATTAATCGCATTTTTATCAGTAAACTTTATAACCGGTCCATATTTGCCTATAATTACCGAATATTCTCCGTCTATAATTATTTCAAATTTCTTCAAATCTTTCAATCCATCAATAATTCTTGTTAGATCATCATGACATAATTGACACACTTGGGTCCATTGGGTTATTCCATTGGCTATTTTATCAAGCAAATCTTCCATTTCCTTTGTATATGTGTAGTCGAAGAATGTGGGAAAATGTTTGATCAAAAATTCAACTACAATGATGCCCAGTGGCTGAATGACCATTTTATTTTTTTCATTTCCAAATACCTTATTACTAACAATTTCCGATATATTGTTAGTACTATCTAACAAGAAGTCAACACATTCAACAGTATGTCCTTCTATGTTTTGTTTCTCTACATATTTTCGTTCCATTATTTTATCAATAATAGACGCAAATGTGGATGGACGCCCAATACCCCTTTCTTCCAACAACTGGATCAGTTTGGCTTCCGTGTAATGTGATTTTAGATCCTTCAATAATGCTCTTGCTTCTATCTTTTTTGGCACCATAGTTATACCCTTTGTTAAATTTGTCAGGTAATTATATGCCTTTACATCAGTTGTTTGTTTTCCGTCTACAATTTGCCAGCCTTGAAATACCATTTGTTCTGCTTTGTGCGCAAATAGATGCGATTTGTATTCGGCGTCTTTTATGGTATCTGAACCTACTATTGTAATTGTTGCGGTAATTGACGTATATTGCGCGGATGACATACAGGATTCCAATGTGTGTTTCCAAATTAGGTTATATAATCGACCTGCTTTTGACTGTAGTTCAGATATGGAGTGATCTATTTCTTTAACTAGTACGGAAACAGGACGAATTGCCTCATGAGCACCCTGTGGCTTTGGAATATTGTCCTTTGTACTTGATTTGGCCTTTTTTGATTTGGTTAATTCGTTTAACACAGGATCCGAATGGGGTTCTAGATTAGTGACCAAATCTAAACGTATACTATCCAATGCTTGACTTACATAGGGTTGACCATAAGTTGCCGTAATATATTCTGATATTTTCCCAATAAATTCCGAACTGTATTTTTTCACGTCAGTTCTCATGTATGTTATATATCCATTTTCATATAATTGCTGAGCATATTTCATGGTTTCTTTTGGAGACAAATGAAGCTCATTGGATGCTAATTGTTGTAATGTTGATGTGGTTAAGGGTTCTGGTGCCTTTTTAATGACTTTTTTGGGTTCAGAAACGTTACAAATATATTTCATGTCTGGACTGGAACAATATTCCAGGAATTTTCTTGTTTCGTCTTTACTTGTTAGTTGTTTGTTCAATTCAAAGAGTAGGTTTTGATTTGTAAAATAACCAGTTATATTGTATGCTAATTGCCCAGGGGAACTATTAATATCCAAGTAATTGTCATAGATAAGACGCAATGCTGGTGTTTGACAACGCCCGGCTGACAAGCTATTTGAATGTTGTTTGGCAATATTGTTCCATAATATAGGGCTAACATTGAAACCAACTAACAAATCCAATACTTGACGTGATTGTTGCGCATAAACCAGCTCCATATTGATTGTTCGTGGATGTACAATTGCTGACAATATGGCTGACTCGGTAATCTCGTGAAATATAATGCGCTTGGTTGTTTCTACTGGCAAGTTGAATAACTGGCAAATATGCCACGCAATTGCCTCTCCTTCCCGATCATCATCTGACGCAAGGATAACATCATCGGCGTCCAAAATGGCTTTCCTTATTTTCTCGATTTGTTTTAATTTGATTGGTTCTTGTATTATGGAGTAATTTATTGCGAAACCATTTTCAATGTCAATTGATTTTAAATCCTGGATATTTCTTAGATGACCAAATGACGCAATGCATGTATAACCCGGCCCCAAAATGTCCTCAACTTTCTTACATTTTGCCGGCGATTCAACAATAATTAGTGTTTTTGTTAGTTTATATTTAGTTGTCATTGTTATCCAATTTGTTAGTTCATCATGTCAAAATATGTTTATATCTGTTTTATAGATTTTATAAACTGCTTAAATATAAATTACAATACATATTATCAAGTATAAATGTCACGATTTCTTAAGCTGAGTAAATATTTAATCAATACCCAGTTGATCCGATATGTTAAAATTGAACCAACTAAATACGAAATTAAATTTATAGCCGGAAAGTTTGAAGGATCTTGGATTTTAGGTTCAGGCAATATAGAATCATATGATTCATATGTTACTGTGTGTGAAAAAGAGGATCCAGTTGATTTCAAATATGTAACCGAATGGATCAAGGAGCAATAGTTGGAGTGTTTGCTAGATGATTTTTGGGGTTTATTTTAAAAATAATTTGTGTTACCAAATATGCTGACAATAATATTGGTATATTTCATCTTTTGTTCTCAGTCACAAAAGTAAAAATAAAAGTCCAGGGGGTTTTGAAAAATGGACATTTTTAAAAATGTCCAAAATTGAAAACCTGAAAAAAGTTTTGAAAATGGGGTCATTTTTAGAGGTATCTTATCATAATGCTCTAAAAATTTATTTTTGTTTTAAAAAAGTGTGACGATATTTTTTTCCGTAAAAATGGGAAAAATATATATGTTGCTTATATATTAGCAATGTTTAGCAATCAAAACCAGCAAAAATCCAGCACATTTTTTTCATGTGAAAAATGTGACTATCATACAAGCAAGAAATGTAATTACGAGGATCATCTACTGACAGCAAAACACAAATCGGCAATGTTTAGCAATCAAAAACAGGAAAATTCCAGCTCAAAATTTATGTGTCCAAATTGTAGCAAAATATATAAAGATAATTCTGGATTATGGAGACACAAAAAAAAGTGTAATTTGGAACAAAATGTATCAACAAATACAGCAATCGCACAAGAGCCAGCAGTGACAACTATATCAACTGATGTTGTTTTACAAATACTTAAACAAAATGAAGAACTACAAAAACTGTTAATAGATCAAACATCCAAATTTATGGAAATAGCAAAAGAAGGAAAGAATATTATTAATTCAAACAATACAAACAATACAACTAACAACTTTAATTTGAACTTGTTTTTGAATGAGAAATGTAAGGACGCTATAAACATTACTGATTTTGTAAACTCATTAGTTGTAACCATTAATGATTTAGAAGAAACATCTCGGCTAGGATATGCCAAGGGTATTTCTAAAATATTTATAAATGGACTCAAACAATTGGATATTTATAAACGACCCATTCATTGCAGCGATTTGAAAAGAGAAATACTGTATATTAAAGATCATGATAATTGGTCAAAAGACGATGATAAAACACATTTATTACAAGCAATTAAAAATGTTGGTAATAAAAATATAAAGCAAATTAGTGAGTGGCAGAAAAATAATCCTCAATTTAATAATCCAGAATCAAAACAAAATGATCAATATTTATCCATGTTGTATAATGTAATGAGTGGTAGCTCTCATGAGGAAACATCCAAAAATTACAATACAATTGTTCGTAATATTGTTAAGGAAACAGTGATAGACAAATAGTACATTTTGATTCTAAAATATGTCATCTTAATAATTTGAAATAGTAATTTTGGTTATTTTACGTTTTGATATAGCTAATTTTACAGTTATTCTTTTGTTATTCCATTGTGGAACCCTTGTTAAATTTTGAATTTGTCTAAAAACGGCAGTTGGATTTAAACCAAAATAATTATGTAATATCCAAGTGTAATATTCATAATACCATGGTAATATTTTACCCCCAATTAAATATAAATAAGCACCAATATACATTATTTATTTATATTTTATATTTTATATATTACCAAATAATTAAATATTAAATTTATCAATTGTAAATACAATATCATCATATCTATTTTTATTTGGTCTTAAATCATATGTTTTAATATATGGTTTCAAGTGATCAGGAACTTCATTTTTGAGTACTTCAATCCAATCCCAAGATTGAACATCCTCAATTATTAATATTCCATCATCTGTCATAAGACGCGAATATAATTTTATAAATTGTTTCATGCTTTCTAAAGTATGCGGACCATCATCTAACATAAAATCAAACTTTATTTCTTTATTTAATAAATTAGTAACAACAAATATGTTGTTATAAGCATCTGTTGATGTATGTAATACAATCTTATCATTGTTTTTAATACCGTCCCACACTCTATCAATAGGACTAATATCCAAACCATATACAGTTGCGTTTGTAAAATAATCACTCCATAATTTTATACTTCCACCATCATAAATTCCAATCTCTAATACATTTTTAGCACTTTCCTTCTTACCAACCAAGAGTGTTTGATAAAGGGGTAAATACGAATGTGTTGTATTTTTGTCCGTTCTAGAGCCATCTGCCAATTCTTCTAAACTCATTATATAAATATAGAGTAATATTAAAAACATGTTTTTTACGCAAAAATATGACCTTAATTTGTCAAGGTAAAATAAAATTGATTATAATTTTATAAAAATATATTTATAATTATAGTTTATAAATATAACATTTACCATGTCGGACAAAAAATCCAGAATTATTATGTTGGATAATGATAAATTAGATTATATCGAGCACCTAATTTTAAATAACAAGGAGATGGAAACATTGATTAGTAACCTTATTGACTACACCATTGAAAACAAATTTTCAGAGGCAGATAGATGCCGTAGTTTAATAAAAGAAAAGCAACCAGATAAATATGAAAAAATAGTATATGCTACAAATGGTATCATATACAATTACGATCTGGTAATAAGTTAAGTTAATAAAAATATTAAGTTGAATTATTGCCTCCGATTCATCGTCTTAAATTGCTTCCATGATATATCCATCTGTGCTCCCTTGTATTCCGGCTCCACCTTATCAGACTCGGCGTTCAGCTTTTCAGCCTTTCGTAAAGCACTATCAACATATATTTTTTTCAGCAATGTACCAACCTCAAAGGATCCCTCATGTTGGTCCATTTGACCATTCTCTATTTTAGAAAGCACGTCTAAGAATTGGAATAATATCTTCAAATCAATCTCATCCTTTCTAATTTTATTATAGATGTCAGTGTAATAAGTAAATAAAAAATTACATTCACCCATTGCCTCCATATTAAGAGCATCGGGATCCTCGGGGTATTTAGCCTTAAGCATAACCAGATTATTCACATTTTCTCTTAAAATTTGACTGTGTTTTAAATTGCGTATAAGTCCAGTTTGATCCTCAACATTATTTGCGGTAATCATCTTTTGTAAATGAAGTCTTTGATTTTCATCCATTTTATTTTATATATTTATTTTATTATTCTATTTTTAAACTTTAATTTGTTATATTATATTATATTATATTATGCCAAGCGAATATAGTCAAATGCCTCAACAACAAGCATCTTTGCCAGCCACTAAAGCATCCATGATAGACCAACAACAACAACTTGATAAAATGAATAGTTTAAAAGCTTTTGCCGGGGGTAACTCGGGAATAGTTGCAGTCCCATTACAATCAAGTATTAAAGGACCGGCCGGTGCTCAATTAAGTTCTACAAATGATGATTTACAATCACAATTTGCCAAGCAATCATCTCTTGGGTCACATGATACTCCACCAGTTTTAACCAAAATGAAAGGAGGTAAAACTAAAACTAAAGGTAAAAGGAAATGGTCACTTAAATACAAAAAAAGTATTAATTGCCGAAGACCTAAAGGATTTTCACAGCGTCAACATTGTAAATATGGCAGGAAAAAAATGCGACAAACAATTCGTCGCCGAAAGGCGTCGCGCTAAATAAATAAATAAATATATATATTAATTATATACCACAATGCCAACAATGAATAATTATTTAATATTTTCTTATGTAAATTTAGCATTTATTATACAAATTGGATTGCTAATATATTTTACATCTGTTCAAAATATAAGGGATAATTGGCAGGAATATAGATGTAATCCACCTTATTGGATTTATTCAGAAAATGTATCAGAAGATTTTAATTATTGTGTCCAAAATACTCAAACAAATCTTATGGGGCATTTATTAGAGCCAATAACATATACATTATCATCTATATCATCAATGAATAATAATATGATTGAAGCCGTAAATAATGCACGAGGTATGATAAGTTATTTAAGAGATAGTTTAACAAACATTATTCAGACTGTTTTTGGATCATTTCTTAGTTTAATAATACAATTTCAAAAAATGATTATTGGCATTGGAGATGTGTTTGGAAAATTAATTGGTATACTTACTACGCTAATGTATGTTGTAGATAGTTTATACAAAACTGCTATTAGTGTTTATAAGGGACCAATTGTACAAACAATGTTTTCACTAGGATCATGTTTTCACCCGGATACAAAAGTTAAACTGAAAAATGGTACAATTTTATCCATGTCAGAGTTGCCTTTAGGAGCAGAATTTGAAGACGGATCTAAAATATTTGCTGTTCTTAAAATTGATAATGCTAACAAAAATAAATTGTATAAAATAAAGGGTGGTATAAATAATGAAGATATTTATGTAACAGGTCAGCATTTTATATATGATACAAAACAAGACAAATTTGTACAAGTTAAGGATTATAATGAAGCATATGAACAAGATGAAATAACAAGTGAATGGTTCTCTTGTTTAATTACTACAAATCGTAGAATCCAAATTGGAGAGCATATTTTCTGGGATTGGGAAGATGATGAAATAATAAATAAAATACCAAAAATACCAGAAATATAAAAATACTAGAAATACAATAAATATTATACCAAGATATAAGAAATATTGTACCAAAATACTAGAAATACTAGAATAATAATAAATAAATGAAAAGGTGAATCAATATTTTACCTTTAATCGTGGTTATTATTATCCATTTATACTATATGAATACACCTAATTCTATACTTGAAGAAGCTACAAAATATATAAATAATTTATACGATAAAACAACATTCTCAGACAATTATGGATCATCTATTGTAATTTGTATATTAGTAACGCTAATTATTTTATTCATTTTATCCTATTCTATTTTCATGCAGCAAAAACAAGAAATTTATGCTGATTGGAATAATAATCGATGCAAAGCAAAATATATTCCTATTGCTGGGTTTATTGCAGCCCCTGAAGGCCAGTCAATTAATGATTACACAATGGAAAATTTTCAATATTGTTTGAATTCACAGGCAAAATCTACAGCCGGATATTTATTACAACCAGTTACATTTATATTATCCTCACTAATAACATTAGTTTCAAATACATGGACAGCAATTAATTCAATGAGAGGAATGTTTGCGAGTTTTAGAGAAAATGTATTTGGATTTGTAAAAGAAATAATGGGAAAAATATTAAATGTAATAACACCTATAACTTCTATTATTATAGCATTTTTAGACAGTTTACAAAAAACACAAGGAGTAATGGTTACTGGATTATTTTCAATTATATCAATTTATAATGCGATGGAATCAGCTATAGGAGCTACATTAGAATTCATGACAAAATTATTAATCATATTGCTTGGCGTTATTGCCATACTTTGGCTTATACCTGGCATAGGATGGATATCCGCATTGTCATTGTCATCCGTATATATTGGATTTTCAATAATATTATCAGTGATGATCATTCTTGTTAGTATTATATTTAATACTCCTCCAATCCGTATGTCTATAAAGAATCCATTCAAACAATGTTTCGATAAAAATGTTCTTTTCAAAATGGAAAATGGGCAATCCAAAAGCATCCATGACATCATTGTTGGTGATATATTAGAAAATGGCGTCAAGGTAACCGCTAAGATGAAATTAGATGTATCCAATTCTAGAATGTTTGATATTCGTGGTATTATTGTTAGTGAAACTCATATTGTAAAACATGGAGATCAATGGATACCTATTAAAGATCACCCTGAAGCCGTTGAAATATTTGACTATTCCGAACCCTACTTATATTGTTTTAATACAAATTCCAAAATTATTGAGCTGAATGATCTTATTTTTACCGATTGGGATGAAGTATATGACGATACGTTGGGTCAAATTTTAGAAGCCATACCAACAAATATTTTTGAAAAGGATCATGCTAAAAAATGTATGAATATTCATCGCTATTTAGACGTGGGATTTGATGAAGATACTATGATTGATTTAAATGATAATACTAGCAAAAAAATAAAAGATATACAAATAAATGACGCGTTAATGTCTGGTGGTAAAGTATACGGTATTGTAGAAATCGAAACAACTGAATTATCCACAGCATTATGTCCTGAAAAAATAACTACATCTCAATACCATTCATCAAGTTATACACCCAAAATGGACATTTTGGATCAGAATATGAAAGAAGGATTGAAAACAAGCGAGTTAAGTTTAGGAAATAAATTATATCATTTATTAACTACCGACAAAATCTTTAGTTCAAATAACATAATTATTCCAGATTATAACGATCATATTGATAAATTATTGAAAAAATAAAAAATTATCTAACAAATATGTATAACATGGAGATTTCTATTGGTTCATATAGCGCAAGATTGGAAATTGTTTTATTGATTGTAATATTATTGATTGTAATACTTGGACATACAATGTGTTCTTGTTCTACAATGTCCTTTAAAGAAGGATTTGCGGCACTTGGATCAAGTAAAATACTAGAAGGTATGACAACAACATCAAGGCCAAAGCTAATGACAGGAACAAAAATAATGGATGGTTTTGCCAACCTACGTAACTCCGCATTTGAGCCACAATTTGCTGATAATAACTCAAATTTTTCTTACATGAACCCAACCCAATGGGATCAACAAACCCTTGTTTATAGTAAGGGTACAACACCTAGTCAGGGTGTTCAGGCAATTTGGAATCGTTCTAAGACCCAAAAACCTCCTTTTCCAGGTCAGATAAATTTCTTCGACAATATACAATTTGATCCATCATGCTGTCAAAATAGCGATGCGTCCAATGCGGATGGATGTGCGTGTTATACAGTTGAAGATTATAACACGTTGAAAACCAGAGGTGGAAATACTACATTGAATTCCGAATTCTAGACAACTATACCATATAGACAATTATACACTCTTTCTTGATACATGACAGTGCTTACAATAATATATGGTTTTAGATTCATCGGAACCAATGTCAATTGAATCTCTTATATATTCATGCTGACTACACATTGTTTCAGTCTCTTCAACAATCTTCTTTGTAAATGGATTCATAATTCCTATCAAATTGTCTATTGATTGGTCATCAAAAATGTCATTAAATTGAACATTTATAGATGGATGCTCAATAAAATAATTATTATCCATATTAAGATCAATGTCCTTTGCTATTTCAGCTTTTATTTCCTTAATTTGGATTAATAAGTTTAAAAACATAGTCGTTGTTATTTTCATTTTATAAAGAATTTCCGCTTCATTTGTCATTACAAATATAATATATATTATACTTGTAATTAGTATTTATATAGGTATTTTACAGGTTTAAAATAAAGTCAAAGGTTTTAGCCCATGTTGCTTACTATAACGCACAACTTGCCTCAACATACCATAATTTAGACTGGCCATAAACGCAAAACGTTTATTATCTTGCGATACGCCTCGATTATATAAAACAGAACTCGATGTGATTTTACCATTATTGAATTTTGGCATAATTTATATTAACCAATATATTATTTTTATTTATTCCTATTTATTTTTATTTCCGAATAGTAACACGTTTTTTATGAAAATACCTTTTTATTTTTTTCCTGCTATTATAATCATGTTTTTTAAGTTTTCTAGTATTTATTTTTTTTCGTTTTCTTTTTCCAAACCCTAAATCCCTCTGAACACTGCGTCCTAATCGCCTGGTTATTCGTTGGTTATCCTGTGGATTTATATTTGTAGTGCTAAAATTGTTACAAGAATAATCGAATAAAAATAAATAATCGTCCTCTGTTAAATCATATTCTTCTGTTAATCCAGTAATTATATCATCTAATGTGAATTTTATACCAATAATATGTCCTTCCTCATTTTCAACAACATCTCGTTGTATTTTATCTATATTATCAATCATTGTTCCAGGTTCAACACCACAATTATTGTTGTAAATAAAAATACCCCAATTATGTCCTACATTTGCGTATGTTGGACGATCATTTGTTGAAAATGATTTATTGGGAAAACTATGACTAATTCCAACTTTATTATTACAAATAAAACTATTACGACACACATCTACATCGGTTGGGTTGGCAATTTTGAAACGCTCATTTCTATTTCTTGGTCTTATATCCAATTCATCCAATGCAGCATTTACATAACCCAAAAAATTATGGGATAGTAATTGATCTGTTGTTTTTGCTTTTGGATAATGAAACTCAGATACATCTAGTATATCAAAATCACTACTTCTTCTAAAATAATCGGCCAATATTATATTATCAGATCCACCTTCCGCGCCCAATAATGAATTTCCAGGACTACAACTAAAATATGTCATTAGCTTTGGTACAGAATGAAATGTTTTAATATTTACAGACGCATGTTGACTTTCTATAAATGGTTCGGATGCTTTGCTATACCCACCATGAACAAAAAAACCAAGAAATATATATTTTGGTTCTCTTTTTGGTGAGCGAATGGTATGGCTTTTACCTATTTCAGCAATTTTACTTTTAAAACTCATTTACTATATATTTATATATTTATAAACTTTTCTCTTTATTTTTTCTCCTTCTTTTCTTTCTCCTTCTTTTCTTTCTTTTCTTTCTTACGAAGTTTTGCTCCACTTTTTTAGAAGTGGATTTTAAGCATATAATGAATACAGCGCACTACTTATGCCATCCTTACTTGTTTTAATAAGTTTATCTACTATTTCTCTTGATACTGTAAATGGAAATGTTACTTTTAGCGACATGTCTTCTTCAAACAAATTCGACTCGGGGCGCATAAGTCGATACAAATTCAACTTGGTATAAATGATCTCTAAACATCTCTTCAGATTACGTACTCCATCTTCCTTCATACAATAATTATCAATAATGTAATGAATTGTGGCATCAGGAATAATAATATCTTCTGTCGAAAACTTGACCTGTTCCCTTATCTTAGGCAACAAATAACTATTGGAAATATTCGTCTTTTGTTTTTGATTGTAACCGGTTGTCTTAATTCGATACATACGATCCTTCAAAATAGGATTGACCTTGCTCTCATCATTATAACTAAATATAAACAGACACTTGCTTAAATCAAAATCGATCTCCGCAAAATACTTGTCATGAAATTGCGTATTTTGAGTAGTATCCGTCAAATGCGTCAAAATGCCCGCAATTTCTTCTCCCTTGGGCGTCTCGCTAATCTTGTCTAGCTCGTCAAAATAGATCACCGGATTCATACACTTGCTATCAATCAGAATTTGTACAATTTTACCCCACATTGAGCCTTCATATGTGTAGCCATGGCCTTCTAGAAAACTGCTGTCGGTAGCACCACCGAGCGCAATGAATGCGAATGGTCTATTCAGAATCTTGCTAATGCCTTCCTTAACAAGACTGGTTTTGCCGGTACCAGGAGGGCCATGAATCGCAATCGCAGTGCCAATTGACTTGGGGTTGGTAATTAGTTGACCGAGCATCTGCATGATCTGCATCTTGGCATCATTCAGTCCGTAAACCGCGCTATCCAATGTCTTCTGAGCTTCAGCCATAAAATCGTGGCACTTGTCGACGCCATCTTCAATACGGATTGGCAGGTCTTGAGTTTTTCCAAATGGAATGCGCATGAATGTGTCGACCCAGTTCTTAATCTTGTAATATTCGCCACTTCCAGGTTCCATGTGTCTCAAAGAACCTATCTTCTTCATGGCAGCTCCCTTGAAGTTGACTGGAATATCGGATTCTAGCAATGTGAGTCGGTATGGCTTCTCGATGCGAGTAACCTTATTTATCTCACGCATTTCCTTAATAATCTTCTTTTGACTACTAATATCCATCTTTTCAAAGAATTCAAAATCATTCATGGTATTCTTATCACGCAATATACGTCTGAAAATGCGATCATTTCGATCCTTTTCCTTCTTCAACTTTTTAAGTTCCTTTTGTTTACTCACCATGATTTTTTGATTACATAACTTAATACACTCGGATACAAGACCAGTATCTTCCCCCTTTTCTTGTAATGTCTTTAATACTGCTAATAAATCAATATCCTCCTTCTTTGTATTTGAATTAGACTCAGATTTATTAGTTGTAACAAACGTAGGTTTTTTGCCAGACTTGTTTTGTTTGTTCTTTTTTGTTACAACTTCCTCTTCCTCTTCCTCTTCATCGTCACAATTATCATCTTCAGTATCCTCATCCGAACTAATTGGATCATCTTCATTTTCAGTTGAAGCGTCACTATCTATATCATCATCTTCATCATCAAAATATGTTTCATATTCCTCATCTGATTCATCATCATTGTTTACCTTGTCTCCTCCAATTGACAATATAATATTAAAATTATTTTTCTTAGTTTTGGATTTTTTATTGGATTTTTTGACAGTCTCTTCCTCCTCTTCCTCTTCCTCCGACATGGTTTCAAAACCATCTTCCTCTTCAGAGACAGTTTCATAATTGTCTTCATCATCTTCTTCTTCTTCTGATTCAGATTCCAACTCATATTTCTTAGGTCTTAATCGAGTCGACTTGCTCTTACGGGAACTCTTATGCTCCTTTTTAACAGGTACATAATCAGAGTCGGAATCATCTGATTCTGATTCCAAAGACTCATCTTCTTCTGACTCTTCTTCATATTTACTCTTTTTTAGTGCTTTTTTAAATCGCTCACCAGCTTTAACTTTCTTATCCATATGTTTAGACGGAAACATTTTTGCTAAAAATTTTCGATATTCATGCGGATCCATTTCATCATCCTCTGAATCAGAGCAACTACTATTATCACTGTCATTATTGGACGAATCGTCTGATATTTGCTTGCGCCTCCTATCATCCGCCTTCTTATCCTTTTTAGAAGACTTAGCATTAGCATTTGACATTTTATTAATTTCTCTCGGCATTTCGATGTTGTCTATATTATTTTATAAAATAGTTTTATATCCTAATTTATGAATCAATTTTTTTAAAATTCAGATCTGGTGATATATTTTACATTTTATTAGAGAAATAATAATATTTGTATTATTTATAAATGTCTGCAAGTTTAGGGGCTATGATTTCTGTTTTTATGTCTGGTTCTAAAGGTGTTGGTATTAGTGCCGGAATTGGAGGATCTGTTGGTTTATTTTATACTGTTAATGGAGGAGCAACTTGGATAGCATCTGATATTCCAACTGCTGTTAGTACTCCTTCATTTTCAAATATGTATGTTTCTATAGATGGAAATAATGCTATTGCACTTGTTGAAAATAATTCACTGCCATCTCCTACAGTTTATTATTCTACCAACGGGGGACAAACATGGTTAGGTTCAACATATTTAGGTAATCCACTAAATATATATGGAGAAGGTCCTGCTATGTCAATAAGTGGCACACATGCAATTATTGCAGCTAACGGTTCTCCTGCTGGACAAGCTGGTATTTACTATTCTAGTGATGGGGGGCAAACGTGGTTACAACCGACTGGTACGGGAATTCAGACTAATCCTACATATTATGGTATGAAAGTAATCGCCTCAGGTAAGGCTATTGCTATTAAATACGAGCAAGTTTATTATTCTACTGATTTTGGTGCTTCATTTACTGCATCAGTAGGAGGTCCTCCAGCGTATATTGGTTCTGGTTCTATGAACTCATCCGGTAATTGTATTGTTAGTAGTAACACCGGTGGTGTTTATTATTCTAGCGATGGCGGTGCTACTTTTGCTCGAAGTCAATATGGTGGATCAAATTTTACTGTTGGAACTGGTAATTCAAATAGAATAATGATTAATGATAACAATAACTGTATATATGTAGATGATTCTGGTTTATTATATTATTCTAGTGATGCAGGTGCCATTTGGTTTTCAAGTGGAACAACATTATCTGGCTGTAACGCACTTTTTATAAATACAACTGGCACTGCTGTGAGTGACAAAGCAATTGCATGTAGTGAAAACTCTTCATATTATTCTATTGATGCAGGTCATACTTGGACAGCATCAACAAATACTATTAGTGGTGGTACTACTAATAGAGGTGCCATATCTTTAGTTGGTGAAAAAGGTATAGTATCTACTGTTTCTGCTTTTTTCTATACAAGTGATGGTGGAATTAATTGGGTGCCAGCTCAAGAAGGATTCCCATCAGTTATCTGTTTCAAAGAGGGTTCCAAGATTCTTACTGATAACGGTTACAAACTTATTCAGGATCTAAGACATGGTGATTTGGTTAAAACTGTTTCTTCTGGGCTCAAAAAGATTGAGCATATTGGAAATTCTAAAATGTATAACAACGTAAATAGTATTCGTTCATCTGATAAATTGTATAGATGCTCTACATCCGAATATCCTGAATTGAGTGAAGATTTGGTTATCACTGGTGGCCATTCTATTTTGGTTAATAATTTCAAGGATCATGAGCAAATGGAAAAGACTCAGGAAGTTCTTGGTCAAATTTATGTTACAGATAAGCATTATAGATTGCCTGCTTGTGTTGACGATAGAACCAAAATATTCGAAGAGGAGGGCGTTCACACGATTTGGCACTTGTCTTTGGAGAATTCGAATTACTACATGAACTACGGTATTTATGCCAACGGATTGTTGGTTGAAACCGCCAGTAACAGAATGATGGTTGAATTGTCTGGTATGACTTTGCTATAAATTAAATAAAAATTAAAATAACAATTTAACAATTTAATAAATTAAACATTTGTATTTTCCAATAAATATATTTTATTGGAAAATTATTCAAACCTTCGAATATTTTAATTACCAAAAATAAAGACAGTGTGAGTTATTTTGTTACGCTAATAGGTAACGTGTTTTGAACCATTTATGAATTATAATGTTCAATGTGTATTGCTACATGGCAAGCATTGATTATTTCCATGTGTAAAAAAGTGTAAAAATTTTATATTTTGTAATAAAACAATTTAAATATTAACAAAAATAAAATTGATTTGAAACAATCTAAATATAATTTATAATATTATAATAGAATGTCGCAAAGTTCCAGAAACATGAAAAATATGAATTGCTCAAAAATTATTGGCATTCAGTTTAGTATATTATCGCCCGAGGAAATTCGTAAGGGATCTGTTGCCGAGATTACGAGTCGCGATACATATATTAATAATAAGCCAGTAATTAATGGGCTATTTGACCCCAGGATGGGGGTTTTAGAACCCGGTCTAATCTGTCCAACAGATGGTTTAGACTATATGCAAACACCGGGTTACTTTGGACATATTGAATTGGCGCGTCCCGTCTTTTACATTCAATACTTGTCTACAATTCAGAAAATTCTACGCTGTGTTTGCTTCAAGTGTAGTAAGCTTCTTGTGTCAAAGGATAAATACAAGCAAGCACTTAAAATGTCGGCTCAGGCGCGTTGGAAATACGTATTTGAATTGACAAAGGACATCTCGCGTTGTGGCGAAGACACAGAGGACGGTTGTGGATGTTTACAACCCAAAAAAATTAAGAAGGAGGGGTTTGCGTCATTATATGCTGAATGGACAAATAAGGGTGAAGAAGGTGACGATAATATTGTTATACCTTTGACGCCTGAATTAGTACTCAAGGTATTTAAGCGCATATCAGATGAAGATGTGACGTTTATGGGGTTTAGTCCGATTTGGTCGCGTCCCGATTGGATGATATGTCAAGTTTTAGCAGTGCCACCGCCTGCCGTAAGACCCTCTGTGAAGCACGATGCGCAACAACGTTCCGAAGATGATTTGAGTCATATTCTGGTCAATATTATTAAGACAAATAAGACGCTTCAGGACAAGCTTCAGAACAATGCGCCTGAAAATGTGATCAATGATTGGACGACTGTTTTACAGTACCATGTTGCGAGTCAGGTTGATAATAAATTGCCGGGGTCAAACCCTGTTGCTCAGCGCTCAGGCAGACCCTTGAAGTCGATCAAAGACAGATTGAATGGAAAGGGTGGCAGAATGAGAGGCAATTTAATGGCCAAACGTGTTGATTTTAGTGCGCGTTCAGTCATCACTGCGGACCCGAATATTTCCATTCGAGAGCTAGGAATTCCTATGAAAATAGCGAAGAACATTACCAAGCCTGTTTGTGTAAATCGCGTGAATAAAGCGTTCTTGACGAAGCTGGTACAAAATGGACCCGATGAGTGGCCTGGTGCCAAGGTTCTTGAGAGGAAGAATGGCGAGTCCATTACTTTGAAATATTTGGATCGGAAGTCGATTGTTTTGGAAGAGGGCGACACTGTTCATCGACACATGATGGACGGCGACGCTATCTTATTCAATCGGCAACCGACTTTACATAGAATGAGTATGATGTGTCATATTGCGCGCATTATGAAGCGCGGAGATACGTTCAGGATGAACGTTGCAGACACGAAACCATACAATGCCGATGAAATTTTTGTGATGATAAATGGTCACAAAAAGGACTAAAAAAGTCAACGTCGGCAACAGGGAGCATTAAAAATGTGCTACTCCCTAGTCATCTATTAGATGGCAAAACACCTTGATGCGGGAAGTCCCTTAGAGCCTATCTAGTCTAATAAACTAGAGAACCACTACCAAATTTGTATAGGAAACTTTCAAATGGCCGAGATAGAACTCGGGTATGGTAATAATGTGGAGGATTGGGTAATCCGCAGTGTCACTTTCTAAATCCGCTATGATAGGATATGAAAGGCATTCAGAGACTGAACGGGTGTTGGTGAACAGTGAAGGATTAACCATCCAGAGTTTGCTTAAGATACAGTCCGGCCCCTTGGGAAACCTTGGGGATCAACCGTTTGACGGGGATAGACATATGTAAATAACATTTTGTCCCCAACAGGGAGCGTGAAAAGCGTGCAACTCCCTAGTTAACTGATTTAATAAATAATAATAAATTCTAAAACAATATAAATAAAAATATACATATAATATAAAAATGGAACCATCAAAATATTTAGAACTATCAAAAATAATTATAGACGACCCAACCAAAAGATATTGTGAAATATACAAAATAACAAATAACACTAGTGGTAAGATATACGTAGGACAAGCAGTTTCACATATATTAAATCATAAAAGATATAGACCGTATGGACACGAAGGGAGATTTAGATGTCATATTTCAGAAGCATTTTCAAGAAAGAAAAATCAATCACATTATCTAAATAATGCCATTAGAAAATATGGTGTTACAGATTTTGTTGTTGAATTAATAGAATGTTGTGAAACTAAAGATGCTGATGAAAGAGAGACGCATTACATTAAGGAATTTAATAGTTTATTTCCTAACGGTTATAATCTAAAAAATGGTGGTAATGTCTTTACTCATAGCGACGAAAGTAAAAAACGGGTGTCAAATGGAGTTATTAATTATTTTAAAGATAAAAAACATGATAGATTTAAAGATGTAAAACATATAGATGATGACATTGATAAATATATTAAACCTTTAAAAAAACACAATGAACAATATGGATGGTATGTTTATATAGATAGAATTAAAGCAGATTTTGGAGGTGTTCATATTACATTAGAAGAAAGTAAAAAATGTGCGGTAGAATTTATAAAAAATTTAAAAAATCAGTTAGCAACACAACCAAATTGCCTGGAAGTTCCTTAGAGCCTTCACTACCACCTTATTATGGAAACATTTTAAGGGACCACGATTAATAGTCGTAACCAATGGTAAAAAAGTGAATGGATTGGATAATCAGCAGCCAAGTCCCTAACCTCGTTATGGTAAGAGTATGGGAAAGGTTCAGAGAGTAGATGATTGTGGGTCTCAAGTGATGGTTTAACCAACCAGATGAGGCTTAAGGTGTATTCCAGCCTTACCAGAAATGGTAAGGAAATTCGTGGAAATGAATTTACATATGCCACAGGACCCGGAGTCCGAGGCGGAATTAAAGAATTTGGCAGCGGTGCCATACCAGATAATCAGTCCAGGCAACAACTCGTCAATCATCGGCATCTATCAGGATTCCATGCTTGGTTGCTACAGATTTACAAGAGAAAAGATTGATTTTACACAGAAAGACGCAATGAATTTGCTAATGATGTTTAATAGAGTAGACATGTCAAAGTTGCGAAAGCAAAAGAGAAATGAAAGAGTGTCGAATTTTGATATTCTTTCGCAAATATTGCCACCCATGTCATTGAAGGTGAAAAATAAGCAATATAACAGTGAAACTGAGTCGCAAGAAACGTCAAATAACGTTATCGAGATCAAAGATGGTCAGTATTTGAGAGGCCAGATGGACAAGGGTATTCTAGGTTCTGGAACCAAGGGTCTGATCCATCGTGTTTGCAATGATTATGGTAATATGGCATCCGCTGCATTTGTAGATGATTTACAAAACATAATAACCGAGTACATGCGCAACAGTGGCTTCAGTGTTGGAATCAGTGATCTTATCACGGATAATAAGACAAACGATAAGATTATTTCAATCATCACTGAAAAGAAGAAGGACGTCAAGAATTTAATAGATCAAGTACAAATTGGTATTTTTGAAAACAATTCAGGAAAGACCAATGAGGAGGAGTTTGAGACAAAAGTCAACAATATTTTAAGCAGGGCTCAAAATGACGCAGGTAGAGAGGCGCTTAAAAATTTGGACAAGGACAACCGATTTGTCATTATGTTTAACGCCGGTTCCAAAGGTACCGAAATCAATATCCAGCAAATGACCGCATGTCTTGGTCAACAAAACGTGGATGGTAAGCGAATTCCTTACGGATTTGAGCACCGAACACTTCCTCATTACACCAAGTATGATGATTCCCCATCAGCACGTGGCTTCGTAGAAAGTTCGTATATTAATGGCCTGTCACCTCAGGAGTTATTCTTCCACGCAATGGGTGGTCGTATTGGTCTTATTGATACGGCAGTTAAGACCTCTACTACTGGATATATTCAGAGACGACTCATTAAGGGTCTAGAAGATTTGATGATCAATTATGATATGACAATTCGAACCAATAAGAACAAAATAGTTCAGTTCTCATATGGTGATGATGGAATCGATACAATTAAGGTTGAAAACCAAGAACTACATATTGTCGACATGAGCATCCAAGACATTTATGCTCACTACAATGTTCCAGATGAAAAACATAAAGCCAAGTCATTTTCAAGCATGTTTACCAAGACAGCATACAATCGTCAAAAACAACAGGAAACTAAAACCAATGAGAAATGCCTGTTTTACTCAAATTATATGATTGAACAGCGAGGTATTATAATTAAGAACATATTTAATTACAAGTCAGATAAGGTAGTACGTGTACCAGTAGCATTCTCGTACATTATTCAGAATATTATTGGACAGCAAGGAATAAATTCAAATTCACTTGTAGATATCACAATGCTTGACGCATTTGAGATGATTGAGAACGCATTTGCCAAACTACAAAAAATCCAGTTTGCGCCACCAACTGAATTATTTAAGGTACTTTACTACTACTACTTGTCACCAAAAGATTTGTTACTTAATAAGCGACTCAATCAGAAGGCACTTGAAATATTATTAGAGACCATTATTCTTGACTATAAGCGCGCAATTGTCGCACCAGGTGAAATGGTGGGAATGATTGCAGCGCAGAGTATTGGTGAGCCGACAACACAGATGACTCTGAACACTTTCCACTTTGCGGGTGTCGCATCAAAGTCCAATGTGACCCGTGGTGTACCGCGAATTGAGGAAATCCTATCATTATCCGCCTCTCTAAAGAATCCATCCCTTACTGTATTTTTGAAACCAGAAGACGAGTCTGATAAAGATAAAGCAAACACAATTCAATATATGTTGGAACATACCAAGTTGGAGGAAATCGTCAAGTCAGTTGAAATCTGTTTTGATCCGGATGATATGAATACATTGATTGATGAAGATAAGGACACGATGGCTCAATACAAAGATTTTGAAGGCATGATTCAAGAATGTTTAGGTACGACTGCGAATGAAAACCCAAATGACAAGTCAAAGTGGGTAATTCGCATGGTAATGGATCCCGAGACAATGTTGGAAAAGAATATTACAATGGATGATGTTAATTTCACATTAAACAATACATACAAGGACGAAGTGTCATGTGTATACTCGGATTACAATTCAGATAAGCTTGTTTTTAGAATTCGAATGAATAATATACTAAAAAATGCTACAAGTCGCACACAAAAGAAAGCAAAGCTGAATCCATTGGACCAGTCGGATCAAATATATATCTTGAAGAATTTCCAAGACCAATTGTTAAACAATATTGTACTACGTGGAATCAAGAATATTAATAAGGTTATTCTTAGAAAGATGAAGGACAACTTGGTTGAAAAATCAGGCTCATATATTAAACAAGATATCTGGGTACTAGACACAATCGGTACAAATATGTTGGATGTACTAGGACTCGATTATATCGATCCCAATAGAACATATAGTAACGATATTATTGAAATATACAATGTGCTTGGAATGGAAGCTGCAAGACAAGCCATTTACAATGAGTTGGCAGATGTGATTGAATTTGATGGAACCTATTTGAATTACCATCACATGGCATTATTGTGTGATAGAATGACATTTAGCCACAAGATGATATCTATATTTAGACATGGCATCAATAATGACGATATTGGACCTATTGCCAAAGCATCATTTGAAGAAACCCCTGAGATGTTTTTAAAGGCGGCAAGACATGCCGAGTTGGATATGATGCGAGGTATTTCCGCAAATGTAATGTGTGGCCAAGAAGGATTATTTGGTACAGCATCATTCCAAGTAGTATTGGATATAAATGAAATGATTAAACTGGATGAAACATACAAGTATGAGTATGAAGATGCTCAGAAATTAATAGATAATGGATTGTTTGGAAATTTAGAGGACCCCAATGATCATTGTAGCACAAAGAATCTCACAATTAATGATAATATTGTGAATATAATGACCGAAGATCTAGGTGGAGACAATGACTATAACCCATTTGCTTAAATTAGTGGATATATTGATATTATATTGTGACACTAATACGTTTGAGTTTGAATAAAATTTATAAATAAACATAAACATAAAAATAATATATTAAAAATAACTATTTATAATTATAATAATAAATATAATAATTACAAATGAAAACTTTTTTTTACATACTACAAAAAGTAGTTAATACAAAGGTAATAAGATATCCAGATGAACCAATTCGTACAAATACAAATATATTTGCGGTAATAGAAGATGATATAATCTTGAATATGAATTTATACTCATTAATATGTAAAATATACCAAACATTTAATACATCTAATAGAGCAACAGCAACAACAAGTAAAATGTTTAAACGATTTGCTAACAGTAAAATAAACTGTCTATTGAATTTTTTTAAAAATCCATTTAATAGTGAGAAAATAAAGATAAATATTCGGACTGCTTTTATAAAATCTCAACGCACATATCATGCTCTTATACGATTTGTAAATATATATAAAATGAAAAAATATCCAATTGTAGTGTCTGATGATTTATCCATGTGTCCAATCGACATACATAATAAAAACACAATTGTACTGATTCAAAATAAATCAAAATATTGTTTTGTTATTAATGACTTGATACGAATTATTGAAACTGCCATTGGAAATTCTCCAAGTTTTTTTGCTGATCCAATGCGTCCAAAAAATCCATTTAATAATGAGGAATTTGATAATGCTACATTATACAATATATATTTTAAGATGAAAGAGTGTGGGTGTTTAATATCGACAATTTTTCATTTGTATTTTTTATCCAATTTTAATAATAAATTATTTGCTTTACAAAATGAGGCATTTTTGAGAGAATACGCAATTCATAAATATGTATACAATTCGCATGCGATATCTTTATATTCTGCGACAATGGAAATGATAAAAGAGCATGTATATACAAACAAACTAACAATTCATAAAGATTTTCCAAAGGATTTATTAGTAAATATTTTTAGACCATTTTTGTATTATTACTTTATTACTCTTTATGATATTAAAGGAACACATAAAATTTCAAAATATAAACAAATATTATATTTTAAATTGAAAAAATTTTACAAATATAATAAAGCATTTGGAAGAAAAACGATTCAAATACTACCACAATCACCTAATAGCATATTTAATAATAATAATAATAATAATAATAATTTAAATTTGTTGGTAGATACTTCCTCTACTTCCTCTACTTCCTGGAGTTCTTCATTCACATCTTCTACTCCTTGGACTTCCTCTACTTCCTCTACTTCAGCTAGTTCAGCTACTTCTCATTATAAACGAAAAACAAAATATGTATTTAATTCAAATCATATTAATTTTTATAATATTGATATATCAGAAATGAATTCAGATCAAGATGATATATTTGAAGGAGCTAATTTATTATATTATTTTGGAATATATGCTAACATAGATAATGATACAGAAACAAACGACAGTGTTGAAGTTATGAGCCATGAATCTGATGAGGAACCAGATGAGGAAGATAATCTTAATGAGGAAGAGAATCATGATGAGGAAGAGAATCATGATGAGGAAGAGAATCATGATGAGGAAGAGAATCATGATGAGGAACAGGAAGAGGAAGAGGAACAGGAAGAGGAGCAAGAAGAAACTACTCTTTCTAATGAATTACTAGACTATGATAACTATAGTTCTGAAGATGATTCCGTAAGTTAATTTACGCCTTCTTGGTAACATTATGTCTATTTTTTTTCTTTAAACCACGTGATTTATTATGCGGATGGCTACCTCCCTTGCTACCATCACCCTTTATATCAAAAATATTTGGATTTTCAGCGACTGTTTTTAATTCACTTATTATTTGTTTTGTCTTACGTTGGCGATTAATTGCTGGTTTCTCTACGTCTACGTCTGCGTCTGCGTTTCCATATTTCTTCAATAATTGTTTATTAAATATATTATCCAAAAAATCCTCAACTGTATAATATTGTTCTATAGCATTTATAATATTTCTCTTACATTGATTGGCTGTTTCTACTAAACTACTCACCGTTATTAATTCGTTATCATCTTCATTCATAAGTATTTTATATTCAGGTATTACAGTTATTTTTCTTTTATACATTGACGGTACAATTATAAATACATATTGATCATCAATATTCATATCAGGTGTTTTGTAACAAACAAATTCATTGCGTTTTAGATTAGTTTCTTGTAATTCACTTAATGATATAAATATAGCCGGAATTTTATATTTGTTTAATAATAACCACATGTCAAAATTAACAATATTAAATCCATATTGAATGATCATTTGCTCATATGTCAAAACGTTAATACCTTCTATTAACTGATTCGCATCGCGTTGTCCTTCATCCTTTAAAATATCAAAAATTTTATGTTTGCGATCCAAGTTAACGTTTTCACCACTTTCAGGATCATTTTGTATAATTAATCGATTATATTCCTGAATTAAATCATCTTTTATTTCATCTATTGTAATATCTATTTGTTTAATTTTTTTAACCAAATCAATAATTACATAAAACGCACAAAAACGACTATTGGCATATATTTTTTCTTTAAAATTAGGAAAACATGTTTTCCAATGTTTTACTTTAATTTTAGTGGGTTCAGTTGATACGCACTCTTTACCATGATAAGGATTAATAATTTCATCCATAGTTACTTCATGGTTATGTTTTATAGATATACTTGGCTCAGTATTATCGTATGTATTGTTCCTAGCATACGCATTAATTTCCGACGGAATAAGACTATCAAAAAACTCTTGAGTCATAATATTTTCTAATAAAATGATCTCATTATCTCGCAAATTATATTTAACTTGGCCAAAAGATAAATATGCCTGGGGCTTAAAAATAAATGATTTTATTCTGTTATATCGAATTAACTCATCTGCCAAACGGTTAAAATAATACTCTTTATTTGATTTCTGTGTAATCAAATTATTCGCAGGAAATGTAACAACACATTTATCATTGCTGGATGATACTTTACAAATAGAAGTAATGTTATCAATACATGTTGCCGGTTTATTTGTTATACAACTTTGTAATTCATATTCATTAAGATTTTTATAATTAAATGGTTCTACAAACTGTATAATACTATTGACATCATCATCTTCATCTTCATTGTCAGAAGAGTTGGTAGCATCAATTGAATTACTATCATTGTCATTTTTTACTAGATGTTTAAGCATTTTAACAACCCTTTTTAATTTTTCTCTATATAATACCTTTTCCTTATTACATTCCTTTTGTATGTTCTTTCGCATCTCACTATTTGAATAATCATTAAACATAATACGAATTGTATTCCTGAAAATATTATAAAAGTTTGTTTCTAATTGTATTCGTTTAATAAAATCAACACGACGATCGTCCACTCTATTTGATACTTGCGTGTTTATATTAGCAGTTAGGGTATCATTACTTGAAAATGTTTTAATATTATCATCAATCAGAGATATTTCCTTAGGTCTATTTATTTGAATAAACTGATTTGTATTGGTTAAAAACCCAACAATTAATGTGCCGTCCATGTCACTATCTGCTACCTTACAAAAATAACGGTCATCAAAACAATTGGCTTTTGTAATATCATCAGGCTCCTTATATTTATAGTATTCTTTTAAGAAGGCCAATGTATCTTCATACGAGTGCCAAATATCATCTGTCATAAACACATATTCGTATTTTAGTTTAGTTTCTGGATTCTTTAAAGATGTTAATGAGGAAGGGTAACAAGGAATAAAAAAACCGTGACCTTTTGCCTTTTGTTTCACTTGACTCTGTTTCCCTTGACTTTTTTGTTGTTCGCGCTGTTGTTTTGGACTAAATGCTAATACACCAATTACCTTACCTTGAAAATTCAATACTTGCTTATCAATATCATAGTTTCTTTCATTTAATTTTGTAATTAAATTATCCAATAAAGGTGCGGTTTTAAATTTATATTCGTAAGGTTGACTAGCAAGCGGTTTACATCGCTGTCCAAGTGTAGGTTTAATAATTTTAGAGAAAACTGATCTTAATGTACTTGGTAATTCTCTATCATATTCGGTAAATGTTGATGTTAGTTTTGGTTTCACCGATTTAGAATCGCGATTATGAAAGGCGTAAATTGGTTCAAACCATTTGCCTCTGCGACCCTTCTTTTCTCGTTTAATTAAAAAAAGACTGCGTCGCCGTACATCATAAATATTATTTGAGTATTGATTTGTTGGACATGCTAATTCAACGTTATTACTAACATCGTCTTCCGGTATTTCCAACACAATGAGATTTAATCCATTTTCAAACAATTTTGGATTTGGTATACATATAATGTCCCATAAATAAGTATAATCAATATAGACTGTTTTGTCAGATAAAAATCGTTTAAAATTTTCAAATGCTTCTGCTACTTTTATTAGAAAGTCAAACTCCTCGTGTTCATGTGTATAGTCATCATATTTTGTCTCCTTGTCTTCATCATCCTCAATTGATGGTTTTATTCTATATAGGGTATTCTTTTTTCTTTTTTTATTTATTTTTTTATATAACTCAGAATCCTTGTAATCATCCATATTCACATGTATTTTGTCATAAGCAATATCATATGTATTATTTCTGTTTACAGAAACAATTGTACCTATAAATTTTTTATCTAATCCCCGATAATTACATTCAATTTTCTCTCCCTTTATAAATTTTTTATTAGGTTCTTCATAGACTTCTTCCCCTTCTTCACCTTCTCCTTCTTCACCTTCTCCTTCTTCTTCTCCTTTTTCTTCACCCCATTCATTTCCTTGTTTAATCTGATGTATAAATTCTGGTTTAACCTGCTTCTCCATATTTTCAGGATTCGCAAATGATGTGATCAAATCGCCATTTTGATATGTAATAAATTTATCAATATCTATAGCTTCAATTATAATTTCCTTCATTACATTTATTGTAGGTACATCTATCGTGGCATCATTGCGAAACTTTTTAATCAAAGGAGTTTTTTTGTTTTGTCCTGGATTATCAGGATCTTCAGCATAATAATATTGTCCATAAAACATTGTCATTGCTATACAGGCAATAAATGATTGTTTTGAATTATTTTCAACACCGTGGCGTAATAAGCACGTATGGTTAGGTTTCAGATTCATATTTGTTTTACTAATTTGACAATCTGAATTTACCTCATGTAAAAATTTCTGGACAACAATTGGCAAAAAACCCCAACGATGAATATGTAGTGGATATTTTTCAGGTCCTTTAACATAGCCTTCTATACCTTTTACACCGTGCTCAATTTCTACATCTTGTTCTTCCTCTGCCTCTTCTTGTTCCTCTGCTTCTGCCACTATAGGTTCTTCTAAAATAACGTCTGAGTTTGCGTCTAATAAAGTTGATTTTTTAACTG